CGTACAACTGCTGGGGACATAGGCTACATAGGCCACATACCAGCCAAGACAATGCGTGTACGCAGATTACGTGATGGATTTATTCAATTGCTTTATGGCAAGGCGGTTTACTTCCGAAATTTTGGAGACCTTGAAACACCAAGCCCAATTGCTGGTCAAGAAGATCGACCAAATGAAATTATACATTTAAAGAAATACACTCCAATGAATAACTACTACGGAGTCCCAGATATTATTGCAGCACAACAAGCGCTGGCAGGAAACGAATTTGCTGGAAGATACAACTTAGACTACTTTGAAAACAAGGCGGTCCCAAGATATATTATTACAGTAAAAGGAGCAAAGCTTTCACCAGAGTCAGAAAGAAAATTGCTTGAATTTTTCCAGGTTGGACTAAAAGGCAAGAATCACAGATCCCTTTATATCCCACTTCCAGCGGATACTCCAGATTCAAAAACAGAATTTAAGATGGAGCCAATTGAAGCAGGAGAGCAAGAGTCTTCATTTAATATTTATCGTAAGTCTAATAGAGATGAAATTCTTTTGGCTCACCGTGTTCCAATTAGCAAGATAGGTATCCCAGAGGGGATTAACCTAGCAGCTGCCAGAGATGCGGACAAGACATTTAAAGAACAGGTTTGTCGACCTTCACAGGATAGACTTGAAAAGAAATTAAATTATTTAATTGCAGAAAAGACAGATGTCGTACAATTAAAATTCAACGAGCTCAGTCTTACTGATGAAGAGACCCAAAGCCGTATTGATGAAATTTATTTAAGAATGCAGGTAATAACTCCAAACGAAGTTCGTATTAGAAAGAATATGACAACGGTTGACGGCGGGGACGAAATGGTAGATTTAAAGCCACAGCAGGTGGCTGACCAGAAAGCAAAATCCACTGGAAATAAAAAGCGAGATCAACAAAGATCAGCCAATGCCCCAGATAAAAGCGGAGAGGCCAGAAACCCCAAGGGCGATGGTCCAAAAGTCAAATAAGTTTAATCAACTGTTATTTGCGTTATAGTAGATAAACCACTAAAATTAAGCATATGAACATTGAAAAAGGCCATTGGTCTAGTAATGGCGAAAATCTACATTTGTCGATTCCGTTTACTAAGGTCAATCGAGAAAATAGAACTGTATCTGGTTTTGCAACATTAGACAATGTTGACCAGACAGGCGATGTAGTCACAGCAGAGGCAAGCGTAAAAGCTTTTGAAAACTTCAGAGGAAATCTCCGTGAGATGCATCAGTCGAATGCAGTAGGTAAAGTTGTTTCATTCAAACCAGAAACCTACTACGATCAAAAGTCTCAAACTTTTTACAATGGCGTTTATGTAACTTCATACATTTCAAAGGGTGCACAAGATACTTGGGAAAAAGTTCTTGATGGCACTCTTTCTGGTTTTTCAATCGGCGGAAAGATTAAAGAGTCAGACAACGAAGTTAACAAGGCAACAGGAGAAGCAGTTAGATTTATCAAGGATTATGATCTAGTTGAGCTTTCAATTGTTGACTCACCAGCAAACGAGCTATGTAATATTTTGTCAATCGAAAAGGTTAACGGACAAATGATTTACAAAGGCCTTGCTGCAAATGTAGTAACAGAAAATATTTTTTATTGCGAAGACAGCGACTCAGTGTTTATGTCCACAGAAAAAACTTTTGATTCACCTATATCTGGAAAACCAGCTGCGCTAATCGGTTGGGTAGAAAGTTCAGATATCAATAAGTCAAAAGAGATAGATAAGATTCTTGCTTCATTCAAGAAGTCAAGATTACCGTTGCCTGAAACACAATTAGCAAAACAGGCAAACGTAGAAGGAGGTAATAAAATGTCAGATACAAACATTGATAATGTTGAAAAAGCTTTAACAGCAGAAGCAACAATCGAATCAACTGAAGCCGTAGCCGTAGAAGCTCCAGCAGCAGATGAAGCAAATGTCGATCTTTTTGACAAATCATCCGAGGTTGCAGAAGTTGCAACTGAAGAAGCCTCTGCCGACAACGTTGAAAAAGCAGCCGATACAGTAGAAGTTATGGTTGATGAACCTGATTTTGCAAAAATGTTAGGCGATCTAAAAGGCTTTTTCGCAGAGACACTCACAAAAGCTACAGAAGCAAATGCTGCACAAGTTACAGAAATTAAAACATCTGTAGAAGCTTTCAGCAAGAGCGTCGACGATAGAATTTCTGAGTTGGCAGAAAAGCACAGCGCACTTAGTGCTGCTGTGACAGAGATAAAGGGCACCATTGATGGTGTTCAAAAGCAGGTTGATGCCGTAGAAGGCGATACCGCAATTAAGAAGTCCTCTGACCTTGGCGGGTCTGAGGTGTTTACCAAATCCAAATCAAAATGGTCAGGAGCTTTCCTCGGTTCCGTAAATGAAATCTTTAACTAAAATAAGGTAGGTGAAATAAAAATGAGTAATGAATTATTAGAAAAGGCCGCAGCAGCTGGTACAACAGTATCAACTGGGTTCGGTTCTTCAACAGGTGGTTCAGGCGTTCATGTTGCTTCAGAAAATGGCAACGGTGGACTTCTAAACCCAGAACAATCAGCAAGATTCTTGGACTATATGTTCGATGCTACCGTAATTGGTAAGGTTGCACGTACGGTTCGTATGAAATCCGACACAACAGAAATTGATCGCATGTCAGTAGGAGAAAAGCTTGTAAAGCTTGCATCCGAAGGAGAAAACACAGCTGTAAACCAGGGTGTAACATTCTCAAAGATCTCTCTCACAACAAAGAAGCTCCGCATGGACTGGGAACTTTCAACTGAGTCTCTAGAAGACAACATCGAAGGTGCAGATCTTGAAGATCATATTGCACGTATGATGGCAACACAAGCTGGAAATGACATCGAAGATCTTATTCTTAACGGTGACACATCACTTTCAGCCGATGCTCTGTACAAGTCATTTGACGGTGCAGTTAAGAAGGCAAAGACACATGGTCGTGTAGTAGATGCAGCAGGTGCGGGAATTTCCCGTGAGATCTTCAACAAGGCTCTTAAGGCAATGCCACGTAAGTACAAGCAACGTCGTACAGACCTTCGCTTCCTTTCTGGATCAAACTTGATCCAAGATTACTTGTTCTCTAACTCACAGAACATTCAGAACGTTACTCCACAAGATATTGCCTCTGGCATTATCCGTGGTGATGTTCCTGTTCTTGGAGGTCCAGCAGGATATGTAGCTCCATACGCATTTGGTATTCCAATCGTTGAAGTTCCATTGCTTCCTGAGACACAGACAGGTACATACGCAAGCCCATCAGGTTCACACGGAGACGTCCACTTGACATTCCCAAATAACGTAGTTATTGGTATCAAGCGTGATGTAACTGTTTACCGCTTCTTCCAGCCACGCAAGGACACAATCGAGTACACAATGTATACTCGTGTTGGCGTTCAAATCGAGCAGGCAGACGCTTGGGTCGTTGTAAAGAACGTTAAGGTTGCTTCTTAATTAATTAAGAATTAGACTACAGAAAGGCCCCCAATTAATTTTGGGGGCTTTTCATTTAAATTTAACAATGCTATAATTAAAGGACCTAGAAAAAGGAGAAATAAAATATGTCGTTTGACACATTAAAGGTGGCTGAATTAAAAGTAATTGCAACAGATTTTGCAGTTGATACAGAAGGCCTAAAGAATAAAAAAGACATTATTGCAGCTCTAGCAGAAGAAGGCGTTACCTGGAGTGTATATCAAAGTACGGTAGAGGCAATTGAAAGAGACACAGAAGAAATTGAAATTCTTCCAAAGTTTGATCCAAAAGCGCAACCAGAAGATACCCTGCTTGTAAGAATGACAAGAGATAATCACAGATACGATATCCACGGATATACCTTTACAAAAGATCATCCTTTTATAGCAATGTCTGAAGATGATGCTCAAAAAATCTTTGATACAGAGGAGGGTTTTCGTTTAGCGACACCAAAGGAAGTTCAAGACTTCTACAACTAAACGTTAACATAAGTTAATGGCAGAAATATATAAAGATCAAGCCTCAAAAGTAATAACTAAAATTTACTGGGCAGGTGAAATAACAGACGCAGACGGCACAGTAACTGCGTTAACTAAAAGATCCAACCCAGACGGAGCACCGTTTGGCGGTTTGCCATCAGCTTCCTACACTGCAACAAAGTTAGATTCAGACTTTGGGACTTACGAAATTATAATTCCACAAGCGGCATCTAACTTTAATGAGCCTACGCTAGAGATTACCTGGAGCTATTCTGTAAACGGAATCCCAACAACACACAAACAAATAGTAGATGTTGTCAGGCCGTATGTTAGCATTTCTGAATCACTTGATAGACTAAATATTGGAACAGACGTATCTGACCCAAACTATAGGTCTTATAATGAATTAAAAATTGCAGAACGATACGCAAGAAAATTAATTGATGCCTATACAAATCAATTCTTTTCAGAAAAATATATGACGGAGACTCAGTACGGCAGTGGCACAGACGTGCTTCCGTTAAAGACAAGAATATTGCAAATTGATTTTATTAAAGAAGAAGGCGTACCGCTCCCAGGACCATTTTATTCTACGCATCTAATAACAGAATCACAATATGCAATTGCAGCAAACAAGCAGAACTTAATGGACAACATTGTGTATACAGCCAATGGACTTATACCTCCATCAATTAATGACCAAGGATACTCTGGATCATTTAAAAAAGGATACCAGTACGATGTTCAAGGTTGGTATGGATGGAAGCGTGTCCCAGACAATGTATCAGAAGCTTGCCTAGCATTAATGCAACAATACTTTGAAAAAGATCGTGCTTGGAAAGACAAGTACGTAAAAAATATAAGCACTTTTGATTGGAAGTTTGAATTTTTAGATACCGCACACAAGGGCACTGGAAGTTTATATGCAGATCAGCTGCTTGCACCATATGTCACAAACGGTATGGTTATAATCTAAATGAGTCTGGCAACTTCATTAATGCCAATGAAGCTAGATATCTACCTTCAATTAGACACTCAGGATGAAAATACTGGTGCTATTAAAAAAGAGTGGATATTTACTAGGTCTGTTCCATGTTCTGCAAAAGGAATTATTTCAAATTCTGGTACAGGCAGAGGCGGAGACAGACAAACATTTAACAACAAATATATGAATGAGCAAATGCTTGAGATAAGAACACCAGACCCAATAACGTATAGAGAGAAAGTTACTAACGTTAGAGATATGAGTGGCAACGTAGTCTGGAAAGAAATCAACTATCCAAACAATACCCCCACAGTATTTGAGGTTATAAGCTCTACCCCGATTACCGATCCATTTGGTAATGTCCTTGCATATAACTCTATTGCAAAGAGATCGGAGAATCAGGAAATTGGATTCTAGCGTAGCCTTAATTCAGACTGCCAGTGGGCTTGAAAGATTGATGGCAGGTTCAGTCCCAGGAATTTTAAAGGACAGCACAGTTGCACAGATATCTGCATTTTTATATTATGAGGCTGCAGTAATGTCTAAACTAACTACAAACGAATCATTTAAGAATTTGTTTAAAACAACTATCTTTAATCAGATAGAAAAAGATTTTGGGCTATATATGGATTCACAGGCAAGAACAAAGCCTAGATCATTACACCATGTTTACGAATGGAATAAGGCAGGCACACCTTCCTCTAGACTATTTAAACTTTATACAATTGAAACAGAAGGACTTTCATTTAGAATAAATTATAACTTTAAGCCATCAGTTTCATCCGTACCAACTAAAAATAAAAAACAAAAGAAAAAATATGTATTTGCAAACAAGGCAGACGTGATGGAAGCTGGAATGCCCATAGTAATCCGCCCAAGGTCCGCTGAGCGACTTGTGTTCGAGATGGATGGTGAAACAGTCTTTATGCCCAAAGGCACGTCAGTGACCGTTAAGAAGCCTGGTGGAGCCCAAGCATCACACCAGTTTGCATTGTCGTATGGAAGATTTTTTGGAGGTCAATTAGTTAACGCTTCAATTAAATCGTCTGGGCTACAAAGGATATTTAATTCAAAAATAGCAAAGGCGCTTGATGTTCCAATGAATATTAAAAAAGTGCAATATAGCTTCACCCCTGGTAAAATAAGGGTACAGGCTGACGCATCATTACATGCAGCATTTGGAGGCTCGCTATGACCGTAGATTATAAAGTAGACGCAATGTTTGAGCTTCGTAAATTTTTATGGAAAGAATTAAAGGCGGCGGGGATATTTGATGCCTATGATTATTATTCAGATAACCTAGGTACAGAGATTATACCCATTATCCCAGTACAGCAATCCCCAGAAATGGATCAATTTTTAAATGGAAAGAAGCACATTATCTATGACAAGATAGGTCTTTCATTTGAAGACATCTGGCTCTTGGCCTGCGAGAAAATTCTTTTTACTATATATTCAACAGATGTCACAGAAATCTATGAAATAAGAAACATCATGATGGACCTATTTAGAAGAATGGACGAATCTGCCCAAGATGTAAATAATTCAATTCGGCCCAGTAAGCTAAAATTCCATAGTATTCATGTGATAGAAACATCACCCATAGAGCCCTCCCTAGAATTAAAAGGCTTTATGTCAACAGATGTGATCCTAGAGGCCAAATACTCCAGGAGTACTGATTCTAAGGGTAGATTCAACTAGTTGCTTTTAGTCAAGTTATCCAGTAAAATTAGCTAAGAGGAAAAAGCCTAGCCAGCTTTGATTTAGATTTAAAAAGTAAGTCAATATATATATTTATTTAATGGAGGTAATACAAATGGCATCAGCCAAAAATATTCTAGTTGGAGCTTCTCCACTATTCTTGTCAGCACTTGATTCAACATCAGCAAACTACAAGGATGACATGGAGCCAGGTTCAACCGACGGTGTAAGTTTTGTTGTAAAGGCAGCAGGAGCAACACCACCAGTACCAGCAACAGTACCATACGCAGACACACTTAACTTGCCAGCAAACGCTACAAAGTGGAGAAACGTTGGATTTACAAATAACGGTCTTCAAATTACTTACAACCCATCATACGGTTCAGTAACAGTAGATCAGCTTCTTGACTCAGCAAAGCTTTTCAAAGAGTCAATGGAAGTTATGATTGCAACAGAGCTTGCAGAAGGTACTCTTGAGAACGTTCTTGCAGTATTCGGACAAGCAGGATCAGCAGCAACAGCAGGTGCAACAGATACAAAGACATCTACAATTGGTCTAGAAGCAGGAGCTCTTGGTATTGCACCAACAGAGCGTCAGCTAGTAGCAGTTGGACAGGCACCTACAGAAGGCGTAACAAAGGCAGAGCGTGTATATTATGCTCGTCGTGTTCTTTCTGTACAACAGTCACAGTTCTCACTATCACGTAACGCAGCAACAACATTCCCAGTAACCTTCCGTTTGCTTCCAGTAGAAGCAAAGGCAGGCAAGGAATACGGCGTTATTATTGACCGTGTCCTAGTAGCATAATTAATTTAATTTAATTAATAGGTTGCCCCCCAAGAAATTGGGGGGCTTTCTATTGCTCTTATATTTTGGATATGATACAATAATTAAGACAAGATCCTAGGAGGATTAAATTGGCAACTACAGTATACGACGTTGAAGAGATTCAACTACAAAATGGCGCAACAGTTAAACTTAAGCCTTTAACAATTAAAGAGCTTCGTAAGTTTATGATAGTCATTCAAAAGACAGCAGAAGTAACATCAGAAGACGAAACACTAACAATTTTAATTGAAGCATGTGCAGTGGCTTTAGAAAAGCAACTCCCAGAGCTAGTTAAAGATATTGACGCATTTGAAGACACACTTGACGTTCCAACAATCAATCGCATTCTTGAAGTATGCGGAGGAATTAAGATGGACGACCCAAACCTACTAGCGGCAACAGTACTGGCTGGTCAGAACTAGATTTAGCCGCCTTAGAAGGGGAAGTATTTCTTTTAGGTAATTGGAAAAATTACGAAGAACTAGAAGATAGTCTTTCAATGCCAGAGATGGTCCAGACTTTTAAGTCAATGCAAAAAACTGAAGAAGAGAAAAGAAAGTTCTTAGCTTTAATTCAGGGTGTTGAATTAAATGAAAGCAGTAATCAAAATGGGGAGGGATCAACCTTCGAAGATGTTAGAAGAAGAGCACTTGGTATAGGAGCATCAGCAGATGATGTTGTTTCATTACAAGGTGGTTTTGCAGCAGAAGCTGGATTTGGCATCGGAGCAGGATTAGGATACTCTATAGAGTAACATATATATATGGCAGATAATATAATAACGACCAATATTACCGCCCACGCAGACTTTACGAGCTTAAGAGCTCAGCTAGCTGCGGTTACTGCCCAACTCATAAAACTGCAAGAAACAACAGCGGGAACAAACGCAAAACTAGCAAATCAAATTGCTGTGATGAACAAGTCGTTTGCAACAACGCTAACATCAACAGGACAGTTCTCGCAACACTTTGTATCCCTATCATCAGACGTAGACAAGTTCGGAAAGAACTTAGATAGAGGTCGCCTCAAGCTCAACGATTATTATAATGCTTGGAGCGGCCATACAAAGAAGACAAGCAATTTAATTAGAGACTTAGCTAAGCAGCAGGTAATGCTGCAACAGGCTATAGTTCAACCTGTAGGCAAAAATGCACAAGGACAAATGCAATACAATGTCATGGTTGCAAAAGGTCTTGATGAAATAAAGAACAAGATGGCTATTGCTCGACAAGAAGCCGCAATAATGAACAAGGTAATGCTTGACGGATCAACAGGTCTTATTAACTGGGGTAAAAATACCCAATGGGCTGGTCGCCAGCTTACAGTAGGACTAACTGTTCCTTTGGTTATGTTCGGAGCGGCAGCACAAAAAGCATTCAGAGAAGCAGACGCAGAATTAGTAAGATTAACAAAAGTTTATGGAGGGCTTGCAGCAACTTCATCTGCAGATCTGGCACAGGTAAGAAAAGATGTTACTGCAACAGCTAGAGAAATTGCTGGCTCTTATGGTGTTGCCTATAAAGAAACAATCGCACTCGCTGCAGACTTAGCAGCAACAGGACAACAGGGTAATGATTTAATTGCCGCTACGCAGCAAACAACAAGACTTGCCGTGCTTGGTGAAGTTGATAGACAAGATGCGATGAAAGCAACTCTTGCAATTCAAAATGCCTTTAAGCAGAGCACCGATGAACTAGCACAATCAATTGACTTCCTCAACGCAGTTGAAAACCAGACATCAACAAGCCTTGCAGATTTGACTGAAGCAATTCCTAAAGCTGGTCCAGTAATTAAATCTCTTGGCGGAGATGTAAAAGATTTAGCGCTCTACCTTACTGCAATGAAAGAAGGCGGAGTAAATGCATCAGAAGGTGCAAACGCAATTAAGTCAGCGATGGCATCACTTATTAACCCAACTAAAGTTGCAACAGAGCAGTTTATGGGATTTGGAATTGATCTAAAGGGTATTGTAAATGATAATGCTGGTGATCTAACTGCAACAATATTATCATTGCAGGCCGCACTAGACAATCTTAATCCGCTAGATAAATCAAGAGCAATTGAACAGCTATTTGGTAAGTTCCAGTTTGCAAGAATGTCGGCGTTATTTGAAAACCTAGGAAAGTCTGGATCACAAACACTTCAAGTAATGGACTTAATGAAGGCTAGCGTAACAGAACTAGCAGCAATTTCAGATCGAGAATTAAAGATGATGACAGAATCAGCCTCTGGGCAGTTCAAGAGAGCTTGGGCATCAGTTCAAGCAGACCTAGCTGGCGCAGGAGAGCAATTCTTAAGAATAAGCACAAAGGTATTAAAAGTTGTCGACGCAATTATAAAGTTTTTCCAGAAGCTTCCAGAGCCAGTTAAAACATTATTAAATGTATTAGGAGGTTTCACAGCAATTGCTGGACCTCTTATTATGTTGACGGGTGTTATGGGCAACTTTATTGGATATGTAATCAAGGGAATATTCCATCTAAGACAATTAGCAAAGGGTGGGCACGGATTTAAATTATTAACACCAGAGATCATAGCCGCAGATGCTGCTGCTAAAGGTCTTGCAACATCGTTCTACTCGGATACAGAAGCAACTATTGTTTTATCTAATGCAGTAAATACACTTGCAGAATCATTTATAAATCTAGAAGCAAAAGCAAATGCAGCCAAAGTATCTGTTCAGCCAGCAGTATCAACAGTAGCAGGCGGAGTAATTATGGCAGCAGGACCCGCTGGAAGAGTGGTAGATAAAAATAATCCACTAGTTGGTGCACCATATTCTAGAGACATGTCTCACTTAATTCCATCTGGAAATCCACAAGCAGGAACAATATTTGGAACAGTACCAGGATCAAAGCCAGTAAATATAAGAGTTGGCAGAAATCCACAGGCTTATATGGACAGCGATCTACCAAAAATCCCTGGACTAACATCAATAGGAGGAACCTCCACAGGAATTGTTGCAGCAGAAGCTGCAAAATGGCATGCAATGACAGCCGCTATTGCTATGCAATCTGAAGCAGAGCTTAAGATACTAAAGGCGGAAGTGATGGCAACAGGAACTGTTACATCAAGCTTATCTGATTCTTACCAAGCATTGTTGCCAGAGTTTAGCCAGATAACAGACCTTGCAGCAAAAGAAACTGCAGCAATTGTTCAGCAAGTTCAGCAAAGTAAAATAACAGTAGAACAAGCTAGAGCAAGAATTATTTCATTAAATGCAACAGTAGAAGCAATGCTTGCAGAAACAACAAGACTAACTGCAGCGGGAATGGGCAGAACAGCAAACCTAGGAACAGTACCACTAACCTCTCAGCCAGTAGTAGATCCAGCTACAGGAAAGTCTAATATGAAAGAGATGTTCCATAAAGGACCTACAAAAGCAATGGTTGATAGAATCGCAAGAGCTCTTGGCGGGGTAAGAACTTCTGGTGCTGGATACAACATAGAAACAACAAAGCCAAAGTTTGCAAAAGGTGGTTTTGTTCCAGGAACTGGCAACACAGATACATACCATACAACAGCTGAGCCTGGATCATTTGTAATCAATAAAGCTGCTACTGAAAAGCATCTACCGTTAATAACAAATATTCTTGGAGGCAAATCTTATTATGCACAAGAAGGTGGTCAGGTCCCAGTTGTATTAACACCTGGAGAAGCAGTAATACCAGCGCACATTGCACAAAGAAATATGCCTTTAATGTACGAGCTAAACGGCGGACCAGGAAATACATCTGGTCTTGGAAGAAACGGTGGAGGCGGTTTAGGAAATCCTAAAAAGCTAGCGTTACAAAGAACACATATTACAGAAGACTTAAGCGGAATGGCATTGCTACTTCCAAGAGAATTAAATCTTGGAGTAAATTCTAATGGAAAAGGTTTAACTGGAAGTTACATAGCAAGCTTAATAAGAGCAACCTTAGATTCTGGAATGAATCCGAACAGCTTAATGAATGAAGCAGCAGTCACACTAGGTGGGGATGCGGTTCAAGCAGAAAGAAGAAACTCAGCAGCGCTTAAAGAATTGATTCGTAAATTAGAACTTCCAGAAAATGCAAGCAGGATGATCGGCGGCAAGCTCGACCCGTTTGGTTTTGAAAGACTTGCTAAAGAAATATTTAAGCCTGCTTTGCGTGGAATTAGGATTGACCCATCAAAAGCTGGCGGAAGAAGAAATTTATTTTCTGCTATATCTCAAGTATTTACTGAAAGAGCTAAAGAGGTTTTAACTAAAGATGAAGCCATAGCTCGTGGACTAATAACAGGAAAGCCTAATAACTCAATTCAAAAAGGCCAGATAGTTAAAAGAAAAGATGGCAGACTAACCTGGGTAAGTGAAAATAGAACAATAGGTTCTAGGCTACCCTCTTGGGCTAAAGGCACTAATTTAGCCACACTCCTAACTACATCTAGTGGAGTAAGTCACGCACTTAAAATTATTGCAAGAAGAAACGCTGGTGGAGAAATTGGCGAAAACATAGGATTAAATGATGGCGGCCAGGTTCCAATGGCACAAAGATTGTTCCCAGGAGGAACAGTATTCCTTGGAATGCCAAGATCCATTAAACAAGTAGAAGCCCAAAGAGCAGCAAAAACTGCAATGGTAAAAGCAGATCAAGCAGTCAAAGATTCTAGATTTTCAAAAAAGCAAGTTACTGAATATGGAGAAATACTTTCTCCTACAACAGGAAGAAGCTTTCCAGTTGCAGGCATTGGTGGTATTTATTCAAAAGATGGAAGCAAGGTATTCGTAAAGCCAGTATTAGATGAAAAAGCAGCTTTAGCTGAAATGAGAGCAACACAAATTGCTCGTGAAGTTCATGGGCTTCATGCACCAAAACAAAAAATTGTTGTAATTAAAGACCCAACAGACCCTGCTGGAAAAAGAAAACTTCTTGCACTAGAGTCTGAGTATGATCCAAGATTTGCATCAACAGACTCTAAATTTACAAACGACCAGTACTTCAGACAGCTAGTTGCTTCTGCCTTGCGTGGAGATAAAGATTTAGGAAGAGGAAACCTTTCTGGAAATGTTTTGGGAGACGTCGGCCCAGCTGGAGTTTTTTCTACAGCATCTGGCCTTAGAGATTATTCAGCAATCATGCCTTCTTTTAAACACCAAGCAATGGTTAACTTGCTAGGAGTAAAGGGAAGCAGCACAAAAAAATTCTTTGCTGAAGCAACTTCAGATATTCCAAAAGGGATGACAGCAGATCAATACAATGATCGAATGCTTAAAGAAATTAATGAAGCTTTGCCTAAACTAAAGCAAACTGTTGCAAGATTCCCTGATTTAACCGCAGAAGAAAAAGTTATTTACAATGCAATGATTGAAAGACTATCTGATGCAAGAAGAAAAACCTATCAGGACTTGCACGGAGTTCATTCATCAGTAACAATGTCTCCAGAAAAAACAATGACTCCCGCAGCAATTGCTAAAATGCTTGCAGCAGATGAGCTAAAGCGTAGGCAGTCTGGACATGCAGTAAGCCTTTCCGACAATGCTTTTAAAACACCACAAAATGGATTTATATTAGGCGGACTAATTGGAGCAATCACAAAAGGCAAAGCGCTTCACAGAATTGGAGCAGGATTTGGCAAAGACTCAACTGGTGGTTGGGGAGTTACTTCTTTAGAAATTGGAATGGCTGAAAAGCTTTTTGCATCAACAGGGCTAACAAAGAGAACTCAAAGAATTCTTTACGACAAGCTAGCAGGCGAACTTGCAAAAGAAATGCCGTACGGCTATACAAAAAATGCAAAAGGCCAGCTAATAAAAGCATTAGAGCCAGATATTATGGATACAGTAATAAGGTCTGCTGCATCTTCAACTTTGTCCGATCCTCTTGGACGAAAAGTTCTTTCTCAAATAGATAGAGAAATACTTAGAAAGAAGTTTGCAAATTGGGAATCTAAAAAAGATACTTCAATTACAGATGCATTAAAACAATTAATATTTAAGCTAGAGGGAAGAGAAAAGGGCGGACCAGTTAATGCAGGCCAGCCATACATTGTTGGAGAGAAGGGGCCAGAACTATTTGTTCCAAGAAATGCTGGTGGAATAATTCCAAATGGATATAAAGCTGGCGGATCTATTCCAAATGGCTTTAGGCTTGGTGGAATAGTCCCAATGCTAAAGCAGCTATTATTATTTTTTGGAATACAGCAAGGTGCAAATTATGCTGGCGATAAAGTTGGCGGAACCCAAGGAGATGTAATTAAACAAGTTGGATCAATCCTTCCATTCTTGGCTATGGGAAGCATGATGAATGCAGGTGCAGGAAAAGGCACAAGCATTATGGGTAATAAATTTATACAAGCAAGAACTCCAATAGGTGCAGTTGGAGCTAACAAAATTACGGGTGCTCCGCAGCTAACTAAATATGGAACAATGCTAAGCAAGCTAACTGGAAGCTCAAATCTTTTCAGCAAAGCACTTGGAATATCATTAAGCATATTTACTAGATTTAATCTTGCTGTTGGAGCAGGTGCTGCAATAGCCAAATATGGTTACGATAGGTGGCAGGCTCACAAAGAGGCCCTTAGACTAAACGCATTAGGTTATGGAATGACTGCAGAAGCTGCAGAAAAAGCAGGCCTTAAGTTTACAAACTTTAATGACAAAATAAAAGAAGCAATCAATAATGCAAAGGCATTAAAAGAAAGAAATACCCTTTTATACGAAAGCATGCAAGGATCTGGAACCCCACTAGATATAACTATTGAAGAATACAAGAAGTTAAAAAAAGAAGTTAAAACTAATTATTCTGATCAAGTAGCTTTAATTAATCAAACGGGCAACGAAGACCCAGAAAAACAGAGAGAGCTTGCCATAAGACTTAAAGAACAATTGATCGCTATGGGCATGTCAGCAGAAGATGCGGCTAAAAAGATATACACTATGTACGCATTATCAGACCAATCAGCAAATGCCGCAGCCTACACAGTTCGTTCACAAGGATTTAATGACATAAAGGATACAGCGTCTGCTGCAGCATCTGCAATTGATAGTTTGACTACCGCAATGGCAACTAACCGTGATGCAACAGAACAAGCAAATCAGCTAAATACTGCAATGATGGCTTTGTCTACGGATGTCGAGTCTAGACAAGCAAAAGCTTTAAAGGAAGCACGTAAAAAAGCAGCTAAGGATGGAACATACTTTTCAAGTGGTCAAGAAAAGCAATTAATGCTTGATCAAGAAAAAATTGCTATTGACGAAATTAATAGCCAAGTTGAAAATCAAGTTTACTTAACCAAAGAGGTCGTTGATGAGATGGCAAAAATTGACCCATCAATTAGACAAATTGTTAACGAGCAAGAAACTGCTTTATCTTTATGGCAAAAAACAAGAATTCAAGTTAAGGGATACACTGGAGACTTAAGGGCCCTTAACGCAGAGCAGACAAACGATCTTTATAACCTTCAGATATCTTTAGGTAAAAAAGTTGAATCTGCTAACAGAGAAGGCGTATTGAAAAAGCAATATGCTGATCTAGACAGAATGTTGCAGCTTCAGACAAAATATCAAAAGGCAGCAAGAGGACAATCTGTAGCAGATCAAATATCAGATAGAGATAAGATTGCTTCACTTCAAAAACAAATAGATGCAAACAATAAGCTTGCAGATGCAAGACTTAAGGCGCTAGACGCAGCAAAGCAAGAAGGCGATATAGGAAGAGAGATTGCAAAGAAGCAGGCAGAATATGATGCCGCACTTGCAACTGGAAACATTGCTGGTGCTCAACAAGCAAGCCTTGATATACAAGGATACCAGAGTGAGCTTCAATATAACGCACAGAAAAAATCAATTGAAGATTCAAATATTCTAAAGAATGTTCCACTTCAAAAACTAATTGAAGCCATACAGAGCAAGCAGCAAGGAATCTCAGACAATGCTCAATTAGCAGGAGAAAAGCTTGGGGATCTAAGTGGCAAAATTACCGATACTGAAAGTGCAATTTCAGAAGTAAATACTGCGATGCTTAACTGGCAAATAGAATTGCTAAAGAAGCCAGAAGCAGAAAGACAAGCTTGGAGGACGGGCGAACAGTCAAAGAAGATGCTTGCAGCAGTTGCTGACGCAGCAGAAAAGGCTGGAGTTAAACTTAATGGATTAAAAGATCTAGACTTAGGCGCTGCAATGGTTGCTAGCCTTGAAGGCAAGCTTGGTGCATTAAGTACAATTGATGTTAACGGAAATGTGATTATAAATATTGACGGCAAAAGATTAAATATTGGTCCAGACTCTGGAAGCGGCACTAGGTCAGACCCATACAATCTTGGGAAAGCTGGAACAGGTACAACAACTATACCAGGAGCTTCTTTAGAGAGCTATGGTAATGCTAGAAAAGACTGGGGCCCGATGGGAATAAGCCAGAGACTTGAGGCACTTGCAAAAGAAAGAGGGGTAAATCCTGGTGAATTTTTCTCTGTAACAGACAAAGACGGAAAGATTTCTACCTTTAAAGTTAGAGATAATGGAAGCATAGAAAGAACTGGTAACCCGTATAACAGAGCAGATGGTGGACATATTAGGGGAGCAGGAACTGCAACATCAGATTCTATTCCAGCTTATCTTTCAAATGGCGAATATGTAATTAAAGCGGACTCGGTTTCTAAATACGGAGTAGAAACATTTGATGCATTAAATGCTGGCAAGTATGCAGCGGGCGGTCCAATAAATCCAACTCCTCAATCTAAGCATAATAGCTCATTTGGAACTGGCGGATCAAATATAAATGTAAACATGCAGGGCGGAAAGCTAATGGGCCCTATAGAAGCATGGCAAGATGCTAATAAGCAAATAATTAAAATTGAAGTTCCGCCTATTACAGCTAATTTTGCTACAAACTCTTACACATTAAATAAAGAACAAAGACTAGAACTTCAGGCAATCGCTAAAGATCTTATTAAACATAAGCTGGCATCAATAGTTGTTCAAGGACACACAGACTCTGTAGGTAAAGGAAAAGACAACAAGATCCTTTCACAAAATAGAGCAAATGCTATTGCAGAATATATGTCAAAGTTTGTTCCTGGTACAGCATTTACGCCAGTGGGATACGGGGAGTACAGACCTCTTGTTCCAAATACAACTGCTGAGAACAGAGCCAGAAACAGAAGAGCAGAGCTATTCTTACCAGATAAATATAAAACAATTTATCCAGAGTTTGTTCCAGAAAAACATGAAACCTTTTTAAGTAAAGGCAAAATAGAAGGCGGCGGAAGCATTGGTCCAAATGGTACATTAGTTTCTGGCGGATCTATGGAGTCTGTTATTGACTGGGGCAAGCTATTTAAGAAAGTTAAAAAGGCTATTGGATTCCACACAGGTGGCGAAGTGGGTCATCGTCACGGAAGAAATCTGCCAAAGACTAAGAGTAAGTATAAGACAGTAGATCAATACCGTGAAGAGCAAGGTATGAATCTTGGGAATACTTCAAGTGCTGGAAATTCTGGAGGCACTAATTGGCTTAAGTTCTTAGAACCAGGAGAAGTTTCAGATCCAAGCAAGAGATCTGATTGGTCTAACCTTGTGCATTCATTCTCTAATACAATGACACCAGTTATGAAACACACGAATCCTGGCGGCCCAATATTATATGAACTTTTTGGCAAGTACCTTCAGCAGTCTGCGACTAATATATACGCAGGCGAAGGAAAATGGAACGACTACACAAGCATAGGATCAACGTTTGCAGGCGGACCGATAGCCAAGGGCGTTGGTCTTGTACTAAAATCAATTCCTAAAGCATTACAAGCAATTAAAGTTGGACAAAAATTAAAGGCTGGTAATTTTGATGACCTGATGAATATAGGAAAGTCTACAAAAGGAAAGTCAAGGCCGTCTATAATGCAGGCAGCCGATGGATCTGTACATTACATGAAGATTATGCAGGATGTAATGGAAGGTGCATTTGAAGTAACTGGGTCTACAATAGCTAAAAGATTTAAAATGCCAAGTACTGACAACATCTTGGGCAGTTGGAAAAATTTATCTGTCATATTAAGTAAAGACTTTGCATCAAAGGGAATGAAAACACTAGAAGATGCTGGTGCAATGTTGCCACATGGAGCGCTTGACATGGATTGGCTTAAAGCCAATGCTTCAATGAAGAGCTTTGGAAAGATGAGAGCAGTTTCATCTATACTAGGCCACGGAGACATGCATCCAGGAAACCTACTGCTTAAGGGCAAAAAAACTCTTGGAGCATTTGACTGGGGAATGATAGATAGTTTAACCAACCCAGCTGAAACAGCATTAAAGGCTGGCAGCACTTTAGTTGGAAAACAAGCTTCTCAATTTACTAAGGGATTTGCTTCTGTAAGAAAGTCAATAGCAAAGCAGGGTCCAGAAAAATTTATAGATGATATCTTAACTAAGAGCGGAATAACTGATGAGGGCCAACTCAAGGTACTTCGTAGTGTACTTGAAAGAAATGTAAAGTCATTATTAGACTTAAAGATTCCTGGAAAATTCCATAAGGGTGGAGCAGTACACCCACATAGAGCTGATGGTTCTCATGAAGTCACAATGAGCGCAATGACTCCACAAAAGCAAGCAGCAACCGATAAAGCAATGGATAAGCTGTATGAGAAAAATCCTGATTACTATAAAAATAAAAATGGAGAATGGACTAAAAAAGGTCCTTCTCAATGGGAAAAGTACACAACAGCCTCAAACTGGAAAGGCCTATTTCAAAATGGAGGTGGCACTGGTGCAATTTACGACGACATAACCAGTAAGATATTAACATTGACCTTTGGTCCAAATGCTTCAAAGATGAACAGTACAGGTAAAGATTTTAAGAAAGGTGAATGGATAACTGGCGGACTAAATTTATTAACTGCAGGATTAACTGGTACTGTATCAACTGCATTCGGAAGAGCATTTATTGAGCAGTTGGGAATTTCAAAAGGAATACCAGGGCTTGGCGCTTTATTGCCAAAGGGCTCATTCCCATTCCTTGGAGCAGCAGGATCAAAGCTTGCAACAAACGCAGCAACTGCTGCAGTAATTGGCGGAGCAAGACCATTTGTTGAAAGCAAGCTAGCTCCAACAATACAAAAGCCAAAAGTAAAAGTTACTGCAGAGCAGTTTAAACCAAATAACGTTTACCCTCCATATGTATTACATGAAGGAATGAGCGTACCACTTCATTCAGGAGGACCTTTTGGAAATGATGCTGTTGTATTCCAAGGAATAGATGAAAACTTAAGTTCATTGTTAACAAATCATCAGGTTTCTGCTGTTATACCTACAACCCCAGAGGGAATACTGTCCTATGTTTTGAAAAAAGATCCTTCAAACAAAAAAGCTCAAGACCTGCTGGACAAAATAAATTCAGGATATCAATGGGGCGATAGAGACGTAAAAGAATTTTTAATGAATATGCTAGCAGCAGGTAATGTGAATTTAAAAAATGTTGACCCATACGCTATAACAAACTCTTCAAGCTCAGAAGGGCTTATTCAATTAATTTCTGCAATGAAGGGAAATGCAAAAGACTCCATTGCTATTAAATCTAAAACAAAAGCCATGGCACCAATACTTTCTAGAATGGCTGAAGAGTATGCAGAAAAAGCTAGATTAGCAAAAATAGCAGCAGATGCAAGAACTGAATACAATGGCGGCCTACGAGGTGGATTCTTTGGAAATCGTGGAGAAGAACCTTTAACTAGAGCAGAGATTGCAGCCTACAGAGCACGAGGAATGGAACCACACTATATTCCTACGACGCCAGACGATATTCCAATGATAAGAGTGTTTAATGATGAGTTTCCAAGAACAGACGGACAAGGAGATCTTTTTGAAACAGCTGCAGGATTTAAAATATTTGATAGATTTGTAGGGCCAAAGGGTTCCGTTGCTGGAACCGATGACGCTGCCTCACATTCCATAGCTAGAACATCAAGACACTTTGGAATTTATGATGCAGTTCAGTCTCATATGCAGGGTGCATGGAAACCAGATAAGCCATTTATTGTAAGTACACTTTCTAATTTAATGAAATACAATGGAAAGCCAGAGCAGCTGCATTCGGCAGACAGCTATTTCTTGCAAGGATTCGGAAAGCCATTCCATTACAGCAAAAAAGAAGGACAGCTTAGCTCAGTTTTTCCATTAGAAGAATCTGCTTACATTTCAAAATTAAAAGAGCTTGGGCTACACAAAGACGGAGAGCCTCTTCCAGTAATTACAGAAAACCCTTCAACAAAAGAAATATTTTATTTGTCAAAAGAAAAATACTCTCAAAGAGAGCTTGATGAAATATTAAAAGAAGTTAATGAAAATAAAAACTTAAGGCCGATAGAACAATTTGACGCTGCTAAAAAATCTGACCCAGATCATGTAAGAATGTACGGAGATCAAGATTTCTATGCCCCAGCAAGAAATCCTTATGAGGGAGATGCAGGTCAAAGCGCTCAAAGAGCTTTGCAAATATTAGCAATTGATAAAGCAAAAAAACAAATTGGAATAGATCAACCGTACTCATACGCCGTAGGCGGAGAGCATCAATCTTTAAATCAAGAAACAATAATGGAACTGGCAGCTAAGCTTGGAGTAAGGTTTGATGGTGGTCATAATTCTAGTGACATAGACATGTTGGCCAGAAGCTCAGGAAGCAATCCGTTTACCTCTATTCTTAATACGTACAGAACATCAATAGGAGAAATTGGTCCTGGAATTAGCACTACTCAAAAAGCCTTAGATGCACTTTTGATGTGGACACGTTTTGGAAAGTACCAAAGTGGAAAAATTTATCCAAATGAGAATGACTTAAAAGCAATGAGAGACTCAATCATAGGTCAGTATGCCAATGGCGCTATTTCTAACAAAGAATTTATGGAAAAAATAGCTCAGATTTCAGATCTTATGGATGATGATATGGTTAGGGGCGCAACTGGAGGATACTTAAAGGGAGGTAAATTTAATATTCCTAAATTTGAAACTGGAATAAATAGTGTTCCTGTAGATATGCTTGCTATGCTTCATAAGAATGAAGCAGTTGTTCCTGCTAACATGAACCCCTTTAATCCAAACGCTAATAATGCTACAATGGGTGGAGCAACATATAATATTACAAATAACATTAATGGATTCGATGGGGATATAAATCAATTGTCAAATATAGTAACACAGAAGACTATCACAGCAATCAAGACTCTTGATTCCCGAAATTCTAAAATGTCTGGCACATCAATGACAGTAGGAGTTAAATAATGGCGCTAACCCTTCCGCTTGGATCCCTTATAAAATTTGAAAACACATCGGTTACCCCTGTAGTCTGGCAGGCATTAAGCGAGCACAATAGAGCAAGCGCTACATTGGATATACAGAGAATTGAAAAAACCCAGAGAATGTCAAATGGAACATTAAGAAAGATATTTATTGCTGATAAAGACATTCTTTCAGTTAGTTGGATAGGCTTACCAACATATTCTTCTATGACTGTAGATGGAGCCTGGGGGGCTATGAACATTAAAGAGTTCTATGAGTCAGTTGCTGGTCAAGGTGCATTTAATGTAAAAGTTTCTCCAAACGGAACCGCCTCAAGAGAAAAAACAATGATGATGTCATTCACATCTTGTAGTTTTACTGTTACAAGAAGAAATTTAAAAACGGGTGGAGTATTTAAAAATTCAAACATAACCGCTATATCGTATGCTGCTGGAGTAACAACATATACTGGTAGAAATAGTTTTGCAGTTGGAAATAAGATTAGCGTATCTGGAGCAACATTTGCAGCATATAACGGAGTATTTACTATCACCGCAGCAACTCCAACATCATTTACTGTTGCAGGAACTATATCTGGAACACCTGCCTCATCAACGGCATCTGCCGTTACGGTTCTGCCAGAGGCGCAAGAATTCTGGGATGTATCTATAGCACTGGAAGAAGTTTAATGATTACAGGATCACCAGGCCTACTTGGATATTTAAACACGTCACAGTCATTTAAAATGACTAATGGGTGCTTTGTAGAATATAACATGAATGATTTAATTGATGGCGTTACTATGCGTGGCCCAAATGGAACAGCCGCAAATCCTTCTGGTGATCTTCAGGTAACAAAAACAGATGCTTATGGAAATACTTATAGACCATTTGAAAAGCTATTTCCAATAACCAGCATAATAGATCCAAGAAGACCAAAGCTGGCTGGCATTCAGTATATCATTGACGGAGACAGAAGCGTAAGGGCAAACTTAGAAAGTGGAATAGGGTCAAAGCAGTCATATGCATCGTCAAGTTCTTTTAACAAAAGATTATACTTTTCAAGCATGCAGCTGCCATATAAATATTGGGTATCCCCATCTGTAGTGCTTAGCCCAACAGGAGATACATCTCTAACCAATTGCATATTAACTGTAGAGTACCCAATTTTAAAAACAGCGGCGGCTAATAAAATAGTTGTTAAGTTTGAAACATCACACTCAACTCCAACAGAATGGAACCTAAAAGCAACAAATAAGGACGGGGTCGAAACAACAATCTATAATGGAACATCTGCTGGTATTGTTAATGGCGTTATAAACATATACTATAACGGACTTCCAACATGGACAACTGTTGAGGCAGATTTAGATACTCAAAAATCTATTGACATTCATAAATTAAAACTAGAAGTAAAAAAGATAAGTGTGCCAATATCAACCAAACCAGATACAAGCACTGCGCCTAAATTAGGATTTCTCGGAATGGTCGAGCTGTCAGCAAGATATGTTATTGATATAGGAGAGAGGGTAGAGTCTTTTAATATATCAGCAAACTCATCTGACAAAGTTGACGGCATAGTCCCAGTCGGAGATGTAACAGCAAACTCAATGAGAATTTCAGTAAATGCATACGACAAAGGATATGAAAACTACGATAAGATAAATTCATTTAATAAAAATAAAATCAATTTGTATAAAAATGTTATCCTTAAGCCATACGTAAGAGTTGATATGGAGATTGTAAAGCTTGGAACATTCTACATAGATTCTTATAGCGTTGATGAATTTGGCTTGGTAGACATAATGTCCTTGGACGGTGCTAGAGAACTTCAATACATAAAGCCACCAGACATAGTAACATCAGACATGTCTTCCGTTGCAATAATCAGAAGGCTCTTAGATTCAATTGGATTTACAAATTATCAATTTAATTTATCCGATAGCGATACTTCTACTATAACGCCTTTCCACTGGTATACAAATAAAGAAAAAACTGTATGGCAGCACATACAAGATTTATGTAAAGACACACAAACTGTAGCAATATTTGATCACAATGACATCCTGCAGTTTTATCCTAGAGATAAGATATTCGCAAAAGATAATCCCATAAGAGCATCGTTTAGATATTCCCCAAAATATTCTGGATCCGTTACGAACCTAGCAAACATAGCTTCTTTATCTATTGACAACGTACCATCAGTAAAGGCGATTAAAGTTTTATATAGTCCACAGCTAAGCTCTTCTTATTTAGTAAACGCTGATAATCTTTACACTTCTCCAGTAGTAACACTAGGTGCGGCAGCATTGACGGACACTTTGCTTCCAGTAGCTCCAAAATGGAATGAAGATAAACCAGAGCTCTATGCAAAAGACGGTGTAATAAGATTACAGCCAGTAGTTATATCGGGACAAGAAAAACAATTCTATTCATTTACTGGATACTTAGTTGTAGAAAAAGAAATTATTGAATACGATGCCATCCTGTATGAATACATACCAATTGGAGGAGAAGCCTCTGAATCTAAATGGATAACATCTGAAGCCGATATTCAAAAATATCAAGGCTTGGCACAGCCAAACACATTTAAGCCAACTGGTGTATATAGAATAAAAGCTAGAAATGTTTTTGAAGTAGTAAAGCCAACAGACACAGCCTCATTAACTCATAATGTAAACACAGACTCTCTTGCAAATGAATGGGAAGGCAGAAAGTGGACCTCAGCCGAAGGAACATTTAGCAATGTAGATCAATCTATTTTTAAATTAACAGAGACAGAAGTAAAAAGAGATGAAAAGGGCAACCCTATAAAAAATAAAGACAACCTTTTAAACTCTATACCAAGATCAATGATGACAATCAATGCCCCACTGCATACAGAAAAAACAAATGAAGATCCATCCAAACCAAACATAATTGTACCAAACACAGTATACTCGCTAGTAACAACTAAAGAGGATGCAAAGTTTTTAGGAGATGTAACACCAACCAGCAATAACAGCTTTGCAATTGGAACTAATATGTATTTCCCGCTATTAGTTGACGAGGTATCTCAAAAGGCCACAGGAAATCAAAAAACAATATCTGGTATTGCATTTGCTTTAAGCCCAGACAATAAAAGTGGATATATGCTTACAATAGGAACTTCACAGAATGCAACAGTTGACAAAAACTATAGAGATGTTAATTTTTATAAAATAACTGCTGGCAAGCCTATCAAGATGACAACGTCTCAAAAAGAAACAGATGGAACAATTATAACAAATATTAATGGCGGAGAGCTTTATAGAATTGATATAAAGGCTAACTGGTCCATTCCAGCAAACGGAACAAAAAAAGCTTTAGCCCTTAAGATATCAATTAATAATGCTGTCATTGCAGTAATTGATACCGACCCAATAAACATAACAGAAAAAATAGGCCTGTTGTCTTTGCAAGGGGTTTCGGCATTTGACTATGTTTATACAACATCAATTGCAAAAGAAGAGTTCCTTTCAAAAGACGAGTACAGCCTATACAAAGGGTTTGTTGGCGGAGCTTCCTCTGTAATAAAAACTTTTGGGGATTTTATATTTAATAAGGGTGAAACAATAGCTACCGTTTCGTGGCTAAAAGAATTTGGGCCAGTGGCAAGAGAGCTAAGAAGAATTAAAGCAAGATATACAACACCAGGATTCCCAAGATATACGCAGCTGGTAAATAACGAGGACGTAACAATTGTTGGAGCATCCCTTGATCCATTTACTATGGATACATTTGTATTAAACAATACTGGTGCATTTACATCTCTTGCCAACGGAGAAGAAAAGCAATTTATTGTGGTTGGAGACTTCATAACTCCGTCTGATCAGTTTGAATATATTAACCCAGACCTAACAGATGAGGATAAAAAGGAGCAGGTGGCGTTTGACTCTACTTGGATCCAAAGAGAGGATGAGGCAAAAGCCCTTGCAAAATGGATGACAGACCAATGGTCAAAACAGCAGAAAGTGTTATCTCTTCAAACTTTTATTAACCCTCTTTTGCAGGTCGGAGATGTTATTGAGATATCGTATCCAGAGAATAAAATATATTCCACAGAAGATGTTGGTATACCTACAGGATATGCGGCTAGCAAATTTGTAATATTATCGTTAGACAACACTTATGACTCTACTTCTCCACCAACTACAAGTATAGTCTGTAGATCGATTTATACTGGATGAAATGGTAGAATGTAGATATGAGCACTAGACAACCTTCATCGGCATCAGCAAAGCCTCAAAAGCTTTTCCTTTTCCCCGACGACCCGCTAATTAAAACACTTAAGCCAGACTATTATGTTATAGTTGACCCTTATTCTTTTGATCAAGTTGTTGTCGACGGAGAGGGTGGAGAAGGTTCAGAAGTTGTAAATCCGCCACCACTACCAAATGAATTTGATGCACCCAACCTTGAAGACATTACTTTAGTAAGTAAAAAGCTCGTCACAGATAAAAATAAAAATCAGTACATTGAATTTGTTTTTAATGTTAAAAATCACGTAGGAGATTCAGTTGTGGGGGCAAACGTATATGGACAATAATATTTATGGAGAATACATATTCTATGAAGATGGAAAAGAGATTGCAAGATCTAAAAACATTTTAACCAAGTTTGGTAAAAGGTATATAACGGAATACTTGGCTGGGCAAGCGACCACTACAGCAAAAGATATTGCTTTAGGAATCGGATCAGTACCAGCAACCGTAAATGATACACAGCTTAATTTTGAATTCTATCGATCAGAAGTAAACATAACAAGTGTAGATATACAGACAAGCCAAACAACTGGTCAAAGCACATACGGTGTTGTATATAAAACAACAATCCCAGTGGATGTATCTGGAATAATCAATGAGATTGGCTTATTCCCAAATATAACCATTGGCACAACTGACTTTGCAAGTAGATCTATATCTTCATTTGAGGACAATCAGTCTTGGGTAGATAGTTCTGGAGGTTACCCAAGTCTAGTTACCATATCATCTCCTAAAATAGGTCCGTACTATATGTCAATTGGCGCAGCAGCATCACAATCAAAAGATTATTTCTATGACTTTAATCTAGACATCTCTGGGTATAGCGCAAACGACAGCATGACCCTGGCTTATTATCAGAGCGATTTAAACTTAGACTATATATTCTTAAGAGCATATGATTCAAATAATAACTATTATGAAATTAGATATCCTGGAGAAACATCTACGCAGTATACTGGAGATTCTCCGATAGGCTATAAGGTTAAGCCATTAAAGTTAAGCAACTTATATACCAGCGGATTTACATCTGGCACACCAGATAAATCATCAATAGTTAAAATATCAATTGGAGTTAAAGCCAAAAGCTCTGGGGCAACAACAGCCCTTCTGGACGGACTTAGAATAAACGACGAAGACTCTTTTAGGACAGACTATGGAATGATAAGCAGGTCTGTGCTAACTGATGTTATTACAAAAACTTTAGGCAAGCAGATGGACATTGAATATAGGCTAGGCTTGGGTTTCTAAATGAGATATACGGGCCCAATGATGACTGATGGTGGCGGCGAATCAATCCCAGCTGATCTTGAAACAGATCCAAACGCCGCTGCAGAAAAAGCTAAATCAACATCTGCAAACTCGTATACCAAAACAATAAGAATGGTCCCAGTAAAAGATAAAACGTATAAGTTTTTTTTCACATATTTACACGAAGACGAAGAAACAAAGTTAATAACTGAAAGTGAAAGATCGCCTGCATACTTAGTAAATCATGTAATAGAAAATGGAACACTACCAGTCCAAGGCTTAACTCTAACTTCAGGATTTAAATCCTATGGAGTTAAATTTACTATAAATCCATTGAGCACACAAGATGATGTAGTTATATTTGAAAGTCTTACAAGTGATTTTGCTGTCCAGAATATTGTTTATGTTGGAACTTCAACTAACGTTACTATTCAAGCATCAAGCTATGCCCCAAGATGGGTAAAGGTTAGATCAAGAGATAGGTGGGATGATCTAAATATATCAGAAGTAACGGCGGGGCCTGTAGAGATTCTTAATTCTGAAATAGACACAACAAAAGTTCCTAAAGCGCCAACTGGTGTAGCTGTAACTCCTTCAATTGATCCTGAAGATAAGAGTGGATTTAGTATAAAAATTGATGTATCTTGGACTGCAAGTACAGACGCAGATACAAATGGCTATGTAATTAGATGGTCTCCAAATAATCCTGCAACAGTTACAAATCCATTATGGGAATATGGGCAGGTAGACGGCAAAGCAACAACAAATTTTTCTATAACAGGCTTAACTCCAAATACAGTTTACTATTGGCAAGTCACAGCAAAGAGCCCGTTCAACAGTATTTCTTGGAACACTGGAGTTGCGGGACAAGTTGCGTCTGGAAGTTTTGGCCCCGTCTCAGACCCTAATGCCCCAGCAGGCAATGTCCAATTAAGATCTATATTATCTATTGGCGGGAAGACAGCAGACCTATTTAAAATAGGAACAGGCATTACGCAATCTATAAATACATCTAATACAATTACTCCAACACAAACAGCTGGCACATACAACGGAATTATATTAGATAGATCAACAACAAACTTCGGGCACAACTACTGGTTAAATACGGGACAGTTTAGAGTTGGAAGCGCAAGCTCATTTTTATATTGGGACGGATCGGACGTATATACAACTGGTAAAATAAATGCAACTGGCGGAACATTTACTGGAAATCTTAGAGTAACTACAGGAAGCATAATTGCTGGTGGAACATTTGCAGCAGACGGGTCGGTGTCTGGAGCAAGAGTTGTAATGCAATCTGGTGGCTTGTACGCACACGATGCGGCTGGAGCACAGAGCGTTTTCATTCAAGCGTCAGATGGATTGATAGATGCTCGTAAAGGATTCGTAGGTGGTTGGACAATTAATGCAACATCGCAAACAGATGGATATATTCAAAGCTCTAATACAAAAATTGAAAGCAGCGGAAACATAACTTTAGGAGATACAACTGCTACACTTCCATCTATTGTAAAGCTAAGCGGCTCAGACCCAGACTATAGATTGTGGGTTGGATCTCAAGTTGCCGCAAATGCTAATTTTAGGGTTTCAAAAGAAGGTATACTGTACGCCGCAGGAGCAATAATTGGAGGATATCCAACAACAAGCGCAGCAGCAGCCGATGCACAAGCAAGAGCCGATGCTGCTAAAGCAGCAGCTATTGCAGCAGCAGCAACCGATGCAACTACTAAAGCTAATACAGCAAAAGCTAGAGCTGACTTGGCTTATGACAAAGCAGTTGCCGCAGCCGATGGCGTTACGGCTGCAGAGCTCAAAATAACCAACACTAATAATGCGGTAGCTTTAAAAGTTGCTGCCACCGAAGTTGCATCTGCCATAAATAACAATGTTACAAAAATTGAGGGCGCAAAGATAGTAACTGGTTCTATTGAATTAAGTACGTTAAAAGTAGTTGGCGATACAAGCAACGGACTTTTTATAGATAATACTGGAATTAAAGCCTACTCAGGAAACGTAAATACATTTAGTCTATCTTCATCTGGAGCATTATCATTAAGAGGAGCAATTACTGCTACAAGCGGAAAGATAGCTGGGTTTAATATTAGCTCAGCCTCAGACCTATACGCAGATACATCAGTAGGGCCTAGAATTTTATTTCAAAATCCTTCTAACGATACAATAATGCATTTTGGCTGGGAAAGCGGTAGCTATTCAACTGGAACGTATGCCTTTATAGCTGGGCAGGATACAACTGTTCCTGGATCATCTTTTTATGTTAACACTAAAACCAAGACATTTAGATTTGCAGCAGATTCCTCGCAAAGAAGTTACGCTGCTGAAATTAGAAATGATGTTAGAGCAAGAGACTACAGGTACATAGCAGGAGGAGGCCTTGTAGCTGATACATCTTCAAGAAGATTTAAAGAAAATATTACATACGCTCCAAAAACATATTATGACAGAGTTCTTGATATAAATCCAGCATTCTATACCTACAAGCATAATCACCCAGAAACAGATTCAAGCGTATGGGGGCAGCATGGATTTGGACCAATCGTAGAAGACTTAGAAGATGCGGGACTAGGACTATTTGTGCAAAGAAATTTAAACGGAGAGCCAACATCACTTAAAAATGAACAAAAAATACCAATGCTTTTAATACCAATAGTTAGAGAGCTAAAAGAAAAGGTTGAAGCCATGGAACAAAAAATATTGGAATTGGAGGCAAGATAATGTTTAAGTTTTTTTGTGCGGTCTGTATAGATGATAAAGAACTTTACGCATCATCTGTAGATTCAAGCTTTGCTTATGCAAACTGCCCAGATTGTGGCTCCTTGCTAACAGAAGTTTTTGTAAGGCACGATGGAATTACAGATGAAGAAATGACAACAGAATCGTATAAAGCCTTAAATGGGCTAGACAGTAATGCGCCATAATGGTATACTGTAAATCTATCAAGGAGATATAATGGATAAAGTAGAACTAGTAGTACAGGCTTTGCAACAGCGTATCGGTGAGATCGTCTCACAGTATGAGACGCACGTAGCAATCCTTAGAGCAGAAATAACACAGCTTGCTGAAGCAAATAAATCACAGGAAGTTCCAGCGGAACAGCCAAAGGAGTAAAGAATGGCAATAAAATCAAGAGCTATAACTCCTGGGGACCCAGTAACAGCAGAGATTATTAATAACCTTATTATAGATCTAGGAACAATAGAAAAACAAAGTACAGCCCAAAGCATTATATTGCAAAATGCTCAAGAAGAAGGAAAGAAAGATCAAGTTACAACTATGGTCTGGAATTCTGGCCCTGTATCAATCAATGTAGAATCAGGAACTCCAAAAGCAAAAGAATTTAAATTTGGAAATCAAAAGTGGGCCTCCCCACCCGCAGTATGGGTTCAGTTTTATATTGAAGGAATTAGTCAGCCAACTTGGGCTAAATCTCAAATATTTACACAGGTTTCAAAAGTAACAACAACATCAGCTTTTGTTCTGTTTAGATCAGCAACTGCATCTACAATTAAGGTTATTGTATTTGCTACTGGAGTGGCAGCAACCGCATAACCTATTGACAAGCTGTACCAATATGTTACAATAAATGTAACATCAAAGTCACGTACCCGTGACTTTTTTACATATTAAGGCAGATAATGAGCAACGATTTAAAGTGGATGATTTCATCCGACCAGCAGTTCCCATATCAGGATGACAAGATGATTGCACTTTGGTTTAAAGTAATGAAGTGGTTTAAGCCAGATGTCGTTGACTACCTTGGAGACACAGATGATCAAGCATGCTACAGTAAGTATACAGAAGGAAGATCAGCAGAGTTTTTAAACCTTCATAAGACAGATAGCCGAGATCTTATTGTTCCAATGATGCGTCACGAAGCAAAGGGCGCAAGAGACTTCTATGCAAAGACAAGAGACATGCTTCCAGAAGCTCAGCTATTTTCAGCGCTTGGTAATCACGATGTTAGAATTTTTAATTATGTAGATGCAAAGCTTCCTGACTATATAAATGAAGTAACCCCAGAAGCTTTATGGGGCCTTGACTCATTGGGATACGAATACATACATTACAACGAATTGCCAAAGCGACGCTTTGGAGATATCCACGTACACCATGGACTTTCAATTGCAGCAACTGGCTCTGTGCGTAAAGACATGGAAGACCTACAGGTCTCATTAATTAGAGGGCACTCACACAGAATCGCCTCACACTTAGTAACATACGAGTTAAGAAATAATGGCGAAGGAGAAACACTTCGTGGTTATGAGCTTGGACATATGTGTGATGAAAAGGGTCCAGGTATGAAGTACATGCAGCATCACGACTGGCAAAAAGGATTTGCAATTGCTCACATTGTTAATGACTACCCACATATTCAGATGATTCACGTCGCCCCTGATTATTCATGTGTCGTTGACGGGAAGCTGTTTACTTTATAATGTGGTGCGGGAAATGTAATGGAAGAGTTTTTGTAGACAGAGTGTTTTCTCAAAAACTACATATGGAATTATTCTGTATCATGTGCGGCAAACGCTGGATGTGCAATAAAGAAACGAGTGCTTTCGGAAAATGGCTGGAATCAAAAGAGACGGCAAATCAAAAAGCTTACGGTATTTCTTCTTAAACGATAAGATACATAAGGTTTTAAAGTCATCCAGATCAAAGGATGAAATGATTGCTTGGTGCTACCCAGACAAGAAGAGAGTTATGTATTCATATTCTCAAGTTAAAAAGAATATGGAAACAGCATACACTGTTGTAGAAGTTGCCCTTATGCTTAATAAGCATAGGGTGACGATACAAGAATATATACTAGGAGATAAGGTTTCTACCCCTCAAAAAATATATCCAATAGGACAACCAGACAGCGAAAATTGGTCACAGTATATGTTTAATCAAAAAAACATATTAGATATACACCAACATATATTAGATTCAGGACACTCAAAAGAAGTTCCTTCAAAAGCAGAGGTCCAAGCTCTTCTCAAAAACAACTTAGTATTGTATACTAAGACAGAAGACGGTAAGTTTGTTCCAGTATGGAAGGCAGAGTAATGGAAAAGATTAGGGCAGTTACTTGCGATATTTGTAAACGGGACATAGAAGTTCGATGGGGCATATTTGCCAGCGATACACTTAGCAGACATAAGAAGGCGGAACACAAATGACAACGAGAGTAAAAGTCGATCTTTCATTTACTAGAAATCTTGGTAACTATGAAAGCATTAAAATTGGCGTGGGCATTGAGGACGATGTCAGGCAAGGAGAAACTGTAGAAGCCGCAACAGAAAGAGTCTACACTTTTGTTGAGAACAAACTAATTCAAAAAACAGAAGAGGTTGAGGAAGAGCTAAAGCGTGGCAAATAGTAAAGAGCCATACATCCTGCTTTCCCTTTATCAAAACCTTTATAAAGAGAAGTATGGCAAGGCCCCATCAATAAACAAGTTCCGTGAAAAATGGGCCATGCAAGATGTTATTGATAGTGTAGGATTTGATCGTGCTAAAGAATTGCTTGAGTATTATTTTAACCTTACAAAGCACGGCCACACGATACAGTTCTTTTTGTATAACTTTGATAAGATGGATACAGTCAAAACTGAGATTGAAAAAGATAAAGAGAAGCGTCGTTTGTTACTAGAAGAAACGAAGAAGATGGTAGAGCAAGGCGGACTAGAGTGAATACAGAAGCAGAGTTAATCTCAGCGGTATGCAAGAATAAAGACATTAGTACACTCCTTGCGGATAACGTAGACGATCTGTTTACATCACATAAAGATATTTGGGATGGCCTTAAGTCATATTACTATAAGTTTAAAGCAGTACCAGAGGCAGGAATCCTTCAGGAAAAATTCAAAGACTTTGAGCCAGTAGATGTTAAAGGCCAGACAGGATACTATTTAGATACACTTAAAAATGAATTTATTTCAAACAAGCTTAAGACTATTATTCTTCGTGCTGGCTCATCCTTAAAAGAAGATGCAGCCTCAAGAGTTCTTGAAAATATGCAGTCTCAATTAGCTGGCCTTAGTAGATTTACAAATAATGTTCGAGACTTAGACATTACAGATGCCGAAGCAGCAATTAGACATATGGAGCTATTGAGAGTGCGCTCTGCTGAAATGGGTGGTTCTCCAGGCATCAAAACAGGTTTTGAGGCCATAGACTTGGCATACCCAACAGGTATGGCTCCAGGACACCTTATAGTCGCTATCGGCTGGCCAGGGCGTGGTAAGACGTGGTTTACTTCTTACCTTGCGTGTAAGGCCTGGGAACAAGGATTTAAGCCAATGATTGTTTCTCTTGAGATGTCACCAGAGAATATGCGTGATCGTATTTATACAATGCTAGGGTCTGGTTTATTTAAAGCGTCTGATTTTTCTAAGGGAGACATTAATATTGATGACTTCCGTTCATGGTCTTCAAAGAAATTTGCTGACAAGAATAGTTTTATCCTTATTTCAAATGAGGGCAATACCGAAGTAACACCAGCAACTATTCAGGGCAAGATAGATCAGCACAAACCAGATATAGTTATCCTTGATTACCATCAGCTGTTTAATGATAATAAAAGAAGTAACTCTGAAGTTGAAAGAAACAGAAATGTTTCTCGTGAGTTTAAGATGCTTGCAGTCTCAAACAATATTCCTATTATTGATATCACAGCAGCGACTGCGGATGATGTTTCGGATCAGGACAACCCTCCAATGATGTCTCAGGTGGCTTGGTCAAAGGCTATTGAGTATGATGCTGATATGGCTATGGCTGTTCATAGATATCCAGGCACTAATATGATTGAGATTGTCTCACGTAAAAATCGACATGGACATGAATTTGGTTTATACTTAGATTGGGATATCAACAGGGGTATCGTCAAAGAAATTTATGAGAATCCTTTCCAAAATAATGAATCACAAACCGATAAAAAGATTCCAAGTTAGAGTTGAATTTTTAGATGACTCTGATATGGTTCGCATTAAGCATCAATATGAAAGCATGCTTACGCACCAGATGAGAGACAAAGGGTATCTTAGGGTACTTGACATAGACACCAACTTTTCGGTAGAATTTGATGGCACAACATGGATGTTCTTAATGACACTCTATGGCACTTACGTAGGAAAGAAGAAGGCATGGCGGCACGAAGCAATTACGCAAGGAAAGCTGATACCACGCAATACTCTAAGCAACATATAAAGGCAATTGTAAAGAGCCTTGGCTTACAGGTAGCTGGTGAAACAGACATAGAGGTTTCTTTTTACTGCCCATTTCATTCCAACCGACACAGCGCAAGTTGTAGTATTAGTAAAACAACTGGGGCATGGCTATGCTTTAATCCATCGTGTGGTGAAACTGGATCATTAATAGAACTAGTTAAAAGAGTTTTGCATAAGAATGACTTTGAGGCCATGAGATATGTCTATTCAAAAGAAGCGGAGACATTAGAAAACTTTGATGATCTTCTAAACGATATTCTAGAAGACAAGCCAGACTTCGTAGAGTTTCCAGAAGAGATACTAAAGAATCTATATAATGATTTAGTTGCAAGCAAAGAAGCACAAGACTACTTTAAGTCTAGAGGAATCGATATGTCTTCAATTGCCCATTTCTCTTTAGGCTATTCTCCAAAGCAGGATATGGTAACAGTTCCAGTACATAGCCCAGACGGACTTGCAGTAGGCATCGTAGGCAGATCTATTTCAGAAAAGAAATTTAAAAACAGTACCAACCTCCCCAGAAGCAAGACTATGTTTAACATTCACCGTGCTAAAAAAATAGGTGACAATGTTATTATTGTAGAGTCTAGCTTTGATGCAATCCGTGTTCATCAGGCGGGATTCCCCAATGTTATTGCAACACTTGGCGGGCATATATCCACAGAAAATATTGCATTAATAAATAGATATTTTAATAAAGTTACTTTAATGACTGATGCTGACCACGCTGGTCGTGAGCTTGCCAATAGCATTGCCTCTAGATTAAAGAATAAAGACCTCTTGTGGGCTTCGTATGAATATGGTAAGATATATCCACATGATGCAAAAGATGCTGGCGATTTGACCGAAGAGGAAATTAAAGCCTGTATTAAAAACGCAGTTTCCAATATTGAATATCAATCTTGGACCCATCAAAAATAATAAACAGATGGATTTATACCATCAACTACAAGGGAGAAACATATGGGAATAGTAAAAGGTCTAAAAGATCTTAATAAAGTTATGGACAAACCACAATCAAGTGGTGGCGAAGGCACAAAGGGTCGCTGGGTAAAGCTAGAGGATGCAGAAAGCGTAAAGATTCGTTTCTTGCAGGAACTAGATCCAGACTCACCAACATACAACGAAAAGGCTGGTCTTGGATTTATTGCTGTAGAGCACACAAATCCAAAAGATTATCGCCGTAAGGGTCTTTGCACAATGGAAGACCAAGGCAAGTGCTACGGATGTGAACAACACCGTAAAGATTACAAGGCGGGATGGAAGGGTCGTTCACGACTTTACATTAATGTTCTTGTTGACGATGGCAAGGAAGATCCATATGTGGCTATTCTTTCTCAGGGGTCAAGCGGTAAAACAATTACTCCAACACTAATTGAATATGCTGGCGAAATGGGAAGCATCACTAATCTGATGTGGCGTGTTAAGCGTTCTGGAACAAAGACAGACACAAGTTACACAATCATTCCTTTAGCAAAAGATGAGGCGCCATTCGATGCTTCGTCGCTAGAACTGTTTGAGCTTGAAACAGCAGCAGTTCGTGACATGCCTTACACAGAACAGGAAGCTTTCTTTGCTGGTGAAAGTACTCATTCAGATGAGCCTTCAGCCACAAGTAGCAACTTAGACTGGTAAATAATTAAATACCAGGGGCAGTCTATTGACTGCCCCTGAGTTATTTAGTAGAATGCTTATATGAACACATACGAGATACCAGATCCTTTTGATACTTTTGTGGCGCACAAGTATAAGGATTACAAAGGAATGCTTTACGACTTCTTTGCAAGAGAATGGTATTTAAAAACTGCATGTTGTGGAGAAGAGCTTTACGCACCAAACAAAAAGACTATGACTAAGATAAGACTTTATCATACAAGAAATGAATGCATGGGCGGATATTAATGAGCTTTACACACCTACATGTTCATTCATACTATTCATTAATGGATGGACTAAATTCACCTAAAGAATTATGCCAAGCGGCGTTAGATGCTGGGCAAACTGCGATTGCAATTACAGACCATGGTACTCTCTCATCACATAGAGATATGCAAATTGCCGCAAAGGAAACTGGCATTAAGCCAATTCTTGGTGTTGAGGCGTACATTTCTCCAACAGATAGGTTTGATAGATCCTCTAAAACGGATAAGTCTATTCAGGCCTATAACCATATTATTTTGCTAGCGAAAAATAAAAAGGGGTTGGAGAATATAAATATTCTGCAAGAGCTTGCTTGGAACGAAGGCTTTTATCATAAGCCTAGAATTGACAGAGAGGTTTTAAAAGAATATGCGGAAGGTATTATTGTCCTTAGCGGATGCCTTAATGGTCTTATTAGTAAGTGCATCGAAAAAGGCGAATTGGGAGAAGCAAGGCTTATACTCAAAGACTTTAAGCAAACTTTTCAAGAAGATTTTTATGTGGAGGTTCAATCTCATAATCCGCCAGAAATAAATGCTGCTCTTCTTGATCTTGCTGACGAGCTTAAAATTAAGGCGGTGGCAACTGGAGACGCTCACTTTGCTAAAGAAGAAGATAGAATACTAGAAGAAGCATTACTTATTCTCTCTACATCTCCAAAAGCTGACAAGGATATGGATTTTGATATGTCTAGAAATATGAAGGACATGTTAGATAGATTTAACTATCTTTATCCTGATCGAAGAATCTCATTTCAAGATATGAATTTATTTATTCAGAGCCGTTCTGAAATAGAGGCAGACTTTAATAAGGCTGGAATTAATCGAACAGACATCTATGACAATACAATGGAAATTGCTGATAAGGTTGGAGATTATGACTTCTATCAGGGCCTAGACCTCCTGCCAGTCCCAAAAACTGATGCTGATGAAAGACTAAGAGAGTTGGCTGAAAAGGGCTTAGAGAGGCTTCAGAAGGCTTCAGACCCTATTTATACGGACAGGCTTAACGAAGAGCTTGGGATTATTGCCAAGAAAAATTTTGCTTCGTACTTCCTTGTTGTTGGAGATATGATTAATTGGGCTAAAGAAAATAATATTATGGTTGGGCCTGGGCGTGGTTCTGCCGCTGGATCTTTAGTTTGTTATACATTAGGAATTACTGATGTGGATCCAATTAAGTACGACCTACTGTTCTTTAGATTTATTAATGAAGAGCGTAATGACTTTCCAGATATTGATACTGACTTTGAAGACCGCAGAAGAAAAGAAGTTAAAGATTATTTAAAGAAAAGGTTCAAGCACGTTGCTTCTATTTCTACATACACTTATTTTAAAGATAAGGGTGTTGTTAGAGATGCTGCTCGTGTATTTATGGTTCCTCTTCAAGAAGTTAATCGTGCACTAAAATCTGTAGATACATTTGAAGACTTTATAGATTCTCCAAATACAAAAGAATTTAGAATGCGCTACCCAGAAGTTGTTTGGCTTGCCGATAGACTTCGTGGAAGAATCAGATCAGTAGGCGTACACGCTGCTGGTGTAGTTGTTGCAAAAGATGATTTAAGAAAGTTTGCACCAGTTGAATCTCGTGAAGACTCTCAAGATAAAGTATCAGGAAGAATTCCAGTCGTCGCATACGATATGGATACGGTTGCAGATATAGGTCTTATTAAGCTAGATGCACTAGGTCTTAAGACTTTATCTGTGATCTCTGATACATTAAAGTCAATTAAAGATAGGCATGGCAAGACAATCAATCTTTCCGAAATGACTATGGATGACGCCAATGTTTACAAGATGCTAAACGACGGGTATACAAAGGGTGTATTCCAAGCAGAAGCAACTCCATACACAAACCTTTTGATTAAAATGGGTATAGACAAGTTTGAAGATCTTGCTGCTTCTAATGCACTTGTTCGTCCTGGTGCGATGAATACAGTAGGTGCAGCGTACATTAGCCGAAAGAATGGCAATGAAGCTGTGGACTATATGCACACAATCATGAAGCCTTTTACCGAGAACACATATGGTGTTATCATATATCAAGAGCAAGTTATGCAGGCATGCGTACACTTGGGCGGCATGACTTGGGCAGAGGCTGATAAGGTCCGCAAGATTATTGGAAAGAAAAAAGATGCAAAAGAATTTGACCAATTCAAGGATAAGTTTATTGCTGGGGCTTCAGAACACATTACTAAGAAAAAAGCCGAAGCGCTATGGCATGATTTTGAAGCGCATGCTGGTTATTCTTTTAACCGCTCCCATGCTGTTGCTTACTCTATGCTTAGTTATTATACTGCTTGGCTTAAGTTTTATTACCCACTTGAGTTCATGTTTTCAATTCTTAAAAATGAAAATGACAAAGACGCAAGAACAGAATATTTAATTGAGTCAAAAAGACTTGGGCTAAAGGTACTGCTACCTCATATCAATGAGTCCCAGGTTTACTTTTCTTTACAAGATAATGCAATTAGATTTGGATTGGCTGAAGTAAAGTTTATTTCAGACAGCATTGCAAACAAAATAATAGAAAGAAGACCGTTCAGTGACTATGCTGACTTTATTGATAAGGCATCGAAAAAGGGTTCTGGCATTAATAGCCGTGCTATTGCTGCTCTTAACTCCATCGGCGGTGCTGCGTTTACTGATAACAAAAGGCAAGGAAATGAAAAAGACAATTACTACGAATACTTAGGTATTCCAACATTTAATCTTGAAGGAATCCCTCCAAGGATTAAAGCTCAGGCAAGACCAATTGAAGAGTTTGATGACCTTGGTTCATTTGTAATGTTTGGAATGGTGAAGTCAATCAAGCGTGGAAATGGGTGGGCAAGAGTAGAGCTTGTAGATGAAACTGGGTCCGTTGGATTATTCCATACCGAGCAAACTCAAATTGAAACTGGTCAGATGTACTTTGTTTTGGTCGGAGATAATAGAATATCCAGATACATTAAGGTATCAGATATTAATCCAGACTCCAATGATTTATTTGTAGACTATTTATATAGAAAGAGCTACGATCTTGAAGAAGACGAGTACATTGTGGTAAACTTTACACCTTATACAACAAAGGCTGGAAAGCAAATGAGCCACATTGTGTTGTCAGATAGAGACAAAAAGTTAACAAGAGCAATTGCTTTCCCAGCAATGTATAAAATGACTTTAGCAAAAATGCGAGAAGGAATGAAATGCAAGGTGACGTTAGCTAAACTAGATGACGGAACGCTAAATATCAAGGAGATAAGATGACAGAAGACATTAAAGTGAGCACAGCAGAGGATATATTTGGTGCCCTTAGCGTACCAAAGATTTTAATTGCGGCACTAGAGACGCTTGGCACAATCACAGTGTCCACAGATTTATTTATGAATGCTGCAACAGATGACCAAGAGCTTAAGGTTGATTACAATTCAGATGATCAGACATTTACATTTACGCTAAAAGGAAAAAATGAATCAGGGTTCAATAACGACCAGCTCATTACAGACTTCGAGTAAAGGTGAGATGGTACTAGTCACAGACTATGGGCTAGACGTACTTGCAGCATTATTGCACGAGACTGCAATTGAAAAGGGGTTTTGGGATAAGCCAAAAAACTTTGACGTATTTGGAAACAAGTTGGCTTTAATACACTCTGAGGTAACTGAAGTTCTTGAAGCTATAAGAAAGAATAAAGGGTCTGAAGAAATCGTAGAAGAGATGGTTGACATCTTAATTAGAACTCTTGACCTATACGCATCAATGCGTAACGGTGGTTTTGTAGAACATAGTTTAGATGAAGTTTTATTTAAAAAAATGGAAATTAATAAAGAAAGGCCAAAGCTTCACGGCAATTTATTTTAATGATATAATTGTATAAAAGAAAGAGAATAAATGACTATAGCGATAGACGATATCCTAGCAGCACTAGATCCAAAAACAAGAGCAAGAGTTAAAGCAGCACAAGACGTAAAAGTAGAAAAGCAAAAGACGCCAAGCATTGGCCTTAACATGGCCTTAAAAGGTGGGCTTGGCTACGGAAGACAGGTTCTTGTTTGGGGCAATAAGTCAGCGGGAAAATCTTCATTCTGTTTACAGATGATTGCGATTGCACAAAAAGAAGGTAAGACTTGTGCATGGATTGATGCTGAAGCATCCTACGATCAGGCTTGGGCAGAGATGCTTGGAGTAGATTCGTCTTCCCTTATCTACTCACCAGCTAAAACAGTTAATGATATGGTCGATGTTGCTACCAAGCTAATGGATGCAGGTGTTGATATTATTGTAGTTGATTCTATATCAGCATTACTACCAGCTATTTATTTTGAAAAAGATGGAAATGAAATGAAAGATTTGCAAGACACAAAGCAAATCGGCGCTGAAGCAAAGGATATGACTCACGCAGTCAAGATGTTAAACTATGCAAACAAGAACACATTATTGGTACTCATCTCACAACAGAGAAATCAGTTTGGATCTATGCATGCCTCCCACATACCGACAGGAGGAATGGCAGTCAAGTTCTTCTCTTCCACCGTCATTAAGCTTTGGTCTTCTGAGGCTGAAGCTAATGCTATCAAAGCTGGTGTTAAAGTTGGTGACAAGATTATTGAACAAAGAGTTGGCAGACCAGTCAATTGGATTATTGATTACAACAAACTCGGCCCCCCTAACCTATCTGGACAATACGACTTCTACTATCAAGGAGAATCGCTTGGAGTAGATTTAGTTGGAGAAACTTTAGATGTTGCTGAGATGGTTGGAGCAATCGAAAAGGGCGGAGCTTGGTACACAGTTAATGGAGAAAGACTTCAAGGACGTGCAAAGGCAGTTAACTATTTAAGAGACAACCCAGATGTTGTTGATAAGTTAATCAAGGACATTGATGCCAAATCTTAATGAATTTTTAAAGAAAGATGAGCCAGAAGAAATCAACTCTACATTTGAAACTCTTCAAGGAATTAAGCCATGCTCTAAATGTGATATTGATGTAGATGGCGGGTTGTGGGATCCTGTAAATTTAATAATGAAATGGACTTGTTCACAAGGACATGAGTCAGTACATAGGTTGGGATAAAATGTCATACGAAAATATAGAAAAGATAATAATTGCTCCTCAAATAGTTGTGTACAAAAACATATTTAAATATAGCCAAGAGCTAATTGATCTGTTGGAAGAAGACAACGTAGATTCTATTCTTGATCCCTGGAGGGATTGGTATGAGCAGGGCCAAAGAAGAGGGATGCTATTTGATAGTGGCCTCAGTTTAGACTCAGGCACTGATATCGCAATTAAAGAAAAAAAGTATTTAAAAGAAATTTATGATATAACTGAATTTATAAATAAAGATTACTTTAAAGAATTTAAAGAGTCTGGAACTTGGCCAGACTTCATATTAAATTGGGACAAGCTAAACTCTATTGAGAAGTCCATACATGTGGATTACTTTAAATATGAGTATGAAAAAGAAAAGAAGTTCAATGGACCACCAGATAAGCTTATGATGGCCTATCATATTGATGAGCTTCCGATACCAAACGAAATTAAATTTAGAAGGCACGTAGCAACAATAAACTTTTATTTAAATAATAGTTATGACGGTGGAGAAATTTGTGTCTATGATGATATTTCTAAAAAAAGCTATAAGTATAAGCCAATGCCAGGTGATGCAGTAATAATGCCATCAACTGAGCCGTTTTATCATGGAGTAAAACAATACTTTAATGCCAATCGATATTTTGCAAGAACATTTTTAGATTATGTTTCAGATAAAAATATAGTGTGGGAAAGCAAATATACTGTAGAGTCTGATGGCATAATGACTGAATCAGAGTATGTCGATAAAGATATGCAGCTGATAAGGATATCTACTGATGAAATTGCAGTTGAGAGTGGGAATTAATGTCAGAGCGATCAGAAATAAAAAGGGATGGCGCCAAAGGCCAAAAGAATTCAGGTCGTGGAGATTATCAAAAAGGAGATGCCGTCTGGCATAATTTTGTTGTAGATTATAAAGAATACTCAAAGTCTATATCTATATCTAAATCAATGTGGTCAAAGATATGTACTGACACATTTAAGGTGAGTAGGGACAAAAGCCCAGTACTAAAGCTAGTGCTTGGCTCAGACGGATCAAAGACAAGGCTTGCAGTAATAGAGTGGGCAATGCTAGAGCAACTAATAGAATGTTGGGAGACAAACAATGTACACGATTAATGCATACAGAGACAACCACAGGGACCTATCAGCAAAAATAAGACAGTTGCCCCCAAAGAGAGACTGGATGCACTCCGTTACATATAACTGTACTCCAATAATGGCAGCAAACTCTCTTGGGTATGGAATTTATTTTGACCAAGATATTTCATTTGTCTGGGACGGAGATAGAAAGAACCCAGCGAAAGCGATACTTGGAAGTGAACATGTATGGTCTGGCAGAGGAGAGGGAACCGTAAGTTTCAACACTAATTTAATATTTAGAACAGACCCAGATGTAAGCATACTTACTATGCCAGTACCAAATCAATTCATTGAAGGTGCTGAAGTTATAACAACTGTTTTATCATCATCTATATTTACAGGATCATTTCCAATTGTATGGAAGCTTCACGAAGCAAACAAAGAATATTTTGTAAAGGCTGGAACAGATGTAGCATGCATACTACCAGTATCAATTGCACAATTTCAAGACTCTAACATTAATGTTTTGAATGAGGTCTACCCCTCAGATAAAAGAATTCAAGACACTCAAGACTACTTAGATGAAATTCAAAGAGCAGTGTCAGCAGATAAGCCAAGGCTAAAGATGTACAAAAAAGCAATAGATCATAAGGGAAACAAGATAGGGAAACATGAGGTTGACAATCTAAAGATGAACGTAACTGAGTTTGAGGGCAATTTAAAATGACTATGTTTTTATTTGGATTAATGGTAGGATTTATTATTGGGTATCCAGTCGGACTATTCATTGACAAGTGGGACAAGAGGATTAAAAATGGCGGAAGATAAAAACACACTTCAATTAATTAGTGATATAACAGAGTTCAACGACCTGCATGAGTATATGCAGGATGAGCACTTAGACAAAGCATTGGCTATTGTTGTAAAGCTATTGATGACACCAGATGTCCCATCAGCAAAAGCTCCTGTGCTTATTATGGAACTTCAAGCAATGTCCACCAAGTTTGCCGTAATGTCTTCTGTGTATTCAACTATCGCTAAAGATAAAGCGGGAACTGTAAATAACAACAAGAAGAACGTTTACTATTCAGTAAAGGAGTCCATAGACAAACTTGTAGATGCACTTAAGTATGTCGTTAGGTACAACTCATAAATGGCCAGAGATATTGTAAAGAATCTTAAGTTTAAAAAGCATACTGGAAAGTTCTTTGATCCAGAAAAGTTTGCCTCATTACTTGACGAGTCATATCGCAATACCAAGAGAGCAGACGGACAGATGACAAAGAAGTCATTTAGCCCAAGCTCACTTGGTTATGGACATGGAACGTGTCCCAGATATTGGTACATGGCATTTTCTGGTGCAGTATTTATTGATGATAATGATGCCGTTGCAGTTGCAAATATGGCACAGGGAACTCAAGCCCACGAAAGACTTCAAAAACTTATTGCCACTATGCCAGAATGGAGAGCAGAAGAAGAAGAAATTATTAATGAGTATCCTCCAATTAGAGGCTTTATAGATTTAATTATGGAGTATGATGGCGAGACTGTAATTGGTGAAATCAAAACGGCAAAGCAAGAAGTTTGGGATACAAGACAATCAGAGATGAAGTCATCAGCAAACCATATGCTTCAGCTATTAACCTATATGAAATTAAAAAATGCCAAAGAGGGATTTTTCCTGTATGAAAACAAGAACACTCAAGAGATATTGATTATTCCAATTTCAATGAATGAAAAGAATAAAGCGATTATTGAAGAAGCATTTGCTTGGATGGGGCAGGTCTGGGATAACTTTCAAAATGGAGACCTACCAGTAAGACCAGAAGGATCAACCAAGTCTAAGATGCCTTGCACATATTGTCCAGTCAAGAAGGCCTGTTATGACAAATCAGGTCCAATCGGTACTGTTGAAATAGATCTTTATAAGGTTCCAAAAATATGATTTGTGCCAATACAGAATGCGCTAAAGACTTTGACTCCAAGACACACAACCAGAAGTATTGTTCTGACGAGTGCTGCAGGGTTGCAACAAACAAAAGAATTATGCAAAAGTATTATGAGAAAAAAGCAATTAAAAAGGGTGCAGTAAGGCTCTGCAAAAAATGCAAGGCTCAGCTTAGCAGGTATAACTCTGAGGACATATGTTCTTCTTGCGTAAAAGAAACAAATTTAAAATCAAGAAAGCTTTTGAAAGACATTGTAGATGAAATTAGCTAGCCTAATAAAGACAAAAGCAAATAGGGTTTTAGGCATAGATGCCTCAACTAACTCTATAGCTTTTTGTTTAATGGAGGATGATGTTCCTCTTAAATGGGGAAAGATTAATCTTGTAGGCGAAGATATATATGAAAAAATTCACGACGCTAAAAATAAAATGGCCATGATGTTAGATGAACTTAAGAGTGATTATATTGCTGTTGAAGGTGCCATACTTGTCAGATCACCTGATGCTGTGATAAAATTGTCCTATGTCTATGGAGTTGTTATTGCTGAGCTTATGTCTACTGGTGCTAAGGTTATTACTATTAGTCCATCCTCGTGGCAGGCGTACATTGGCAACAAAAATCCTACGAAGGATGAGAAGTCTGCAATAAGATTGGCTAATCCAGGCTATGCTGAATCTTGGTATAAAAATCAGTTAAGAAATATGAGAAAGCAAAGAACTGCTGACTACTTTAATAAGAAATATGGTTTAGAAATTATAGATTTTGATGTTGCGGATAGCTTTGGGATTGCACACTATAGCAACCAGGTACTTACTAAGCGATGAAACTTTATCAAAGTAAAGATTGGCTATATAGGAGATACATAGTTCAAAAGAAAACAGTTACAGAAATAGGTAAAGAGTGCGGGGTCTCTGCTATGACTATACAGAGATATTTACAAGAGTTTGGATTGTTGAGAAAAAAATGAGCGAGTACCCAAATAAAGATGGTGGATATCAGGCTTGGATAACAGACCTTCAGTTAATTGCAACAGATGCTCCTTCTGGCCACAAGATCATTAGAGAGTGTTTAGAGATTGCAGAGATGCTTATAAAGAAAAATATCTCATATGGAAACTCAGCACTAGATCCAATTCGTATATTTTCAAAGGCGGACTCAACAGAACAGATTCGTGTCCGCATTGATGATAAATTAAATAGAATTCAAAACGATAAAGCATTCCCTGGCGATAATGATATTGATGATCTAATTGGATACCTAATACTTCTTAAAATTGCCAACAAGTCTTAGTCAACTAAAACGTGGTATAATTTAATTATGAGCGAAATAGAGCCAGCGGTACATTTTGACCGCATGAATAAGGTTGTGGAAGAACTTCTAAAGGGAAATTCTGCAACACAGATAGCAACACTCACTGGTTTCTCTAGAAAAGAAGTCCTGGAATATGTTGACGAATGGAAGTCTGTAGTCCATAATGATAGCAATATCCGTGACCGTGCTCGTGAAGCTATCTCTGGAGCAGATCAGCACTATGCGATGCTAATTAAAGAAGCCTGGAAGACTGTAGAAGATGCGGACACCCAGGGGCAGCTAAGCGTGAAAGCGAGTGCCCTAAAGCTTATTGCAGATATTGAAACCAAAAGAATAGCAATGCTTCAGTCAGTGGGAGTATTAGAGAATACACAAATAGCATCTCAGATTGCCGAGACAGAACGTAAACAAGAAGTTTTAGTTGGAATTTTAAAAGAAGTTACTGCTGGTTGCCCTAAATGTAAAATGGATGTTGCAAAGAGGCTATCTCAGATTACTGGCATAGTTGAGTCAGTAAATATTCACGACGCAGAAGTGATAACCAATGTTCAATAAAGATTTATTTGAAAAAATTGGCGAAGACATATATGTATATCGTAATTTCATGAGCCCCGAAGAATCTGACTCGGTAACACTGTACCTAGATAGCCTCCCCCCAGAAGACTACTGGCAGCCGCACCCTGAGAAAAGGTTTAAGGTAATAGAAGAAAAGGGCGTTGAGAGTTTGCAAGAAATTAGATCTAGGATTCAATCTCTTCTACACGACGGGTATTTTGTTGGCACAAATATTCATCCTCACAAATTATTACAAGGTACTAAAAGATATGCACATTCTGACAACTCAGAGTTTCTAGAGGCATCAAAGGCCTCAGCACTTTATGTTGATGGCGAAGAGTTCGACTACGCAGACGGCATTGACATGGGAATGTATATATTCTTTAATGATTTTGAAGGCGGAGAATTTTACTATGAGGATCAAGACATTGTATACAAGCCATTGAAAGGCGACCTGATATTCCATAGTCCAGAAGATCATTGCAAACATTCAACTAAAGAAGTTTTAAGTGAAAAGTATTATGCTTGGCCAAATCATATATACCACATGATAAAGGTTCCAAAAGGATATGTTCCATCTGGCCACCCTCTAACTAATTCAATGGGGAGGTAGCATGTCATTTGATTTCTCAGATTTAATTGATATATTAGACGGTGAAGAGTTTGAAGAAAAGCCAGTCGATCTTCGCACATTTGTAAATGACCCAAATTATTTAGGTCTACCTCCACTCTCTGATTATCAGTATACTTTGATTGAAAAAAGCTCACAGATATATAAAGAAACAACACTAAAAAAATTATTTGGAGACGAAGAGGGATCTATTAGATTTAAGCAAACGGCAAACGAAGTTGTCGCACAGCTAGGAAAAGGTTCTGGAAAAGACTACTGCTCAACGATTGCAGTAGCGTATATAGTATATTTACTATTATGTCTAAAGGACCCAGCAACATATTACGGCAAACCTCCAGGCGACTCTATTGATATTATTAATATTGCAATTAACTCACAGCAGGCAAGCAACGTATTTTTTAAAGGCTTCAGGAGCCGCATAGACAAGTCGCCATGGTTTATTGGGAAGTACTATGCCAAGGCATCTGAAATCCAGTTTAACAAGGCTATAACGGTTCACTCTGGCCACTCAGAAAGAGAGGCTTGGGAAGGATATAACGTTATCGTTGTTATTCTGGATGAAATTTCTGGCTTTGCAATTGATAATACAACTGGTCACGATCAAGCTAAAACAGGTAGTGCGGTTTATGATATGTACAGGGCATCAGTAGACTCACGCTTCCCAGATTTTGGTAAAGTTATATTGCTATCATTTCCTAGATTTAAGAATGATTATATACAGCAAAGATATGATGCGGTAATAGGCGAAAAAGAAACTATAATTAGAGACCATAAGTTTAAGATGTACGAAGAACTACCAGACGGTACAGAAGGAAATGAGTTTGAAATACAATGGGAAGAGGATCATATAATATCTTATAAAATACCAAAGGTTTATGCTATTAAAAGACCTACGTGGGAGATAAACCCAGTTAGAAAGATTGATGATTTTAAAACAGCATTTTATACAAACCCGACAGATGCTCTTTCAAGATTTGCTTGCATGCCCCCAGATGCAGTAGATGCATTCTTTAAATCTAGAGAAAAAGTAGAGAAGGCTTTTAACGTGGGATCAATCGCAGTTGACAACTTTGGCAGACTTGAAGAGTGGTTTATACCAGACCCAGATAAAAAATATTATATTCACGTAGACTTGGCTCAAAAGCATGACCACTGTGCAGTAACAATGGCTCATGTAAATAAATGGGTTAACGTAAAGGTGACTGATACCTACTCGCAGCCAGCCCCAATTGTAGAGGTTGATGCTGTAAGATACTGGACACCGACCCCAGACAAATCTGTTGACTTTACTGAAGTAAAAGACTACATTCTTTCTCTTAAAACAAGAGGATTTAATATAGCAATATGTACCTTTGACAGATGGAACTCTCATGATATGATGCAACAACTAAAACAATATGGCATCAATACAGAGATTCTGTCTGTCGCTAAAAAGCATTATGACGATATGGCTATGATTGTGGCGGAAGAGAGACTAATTGGCCCACACATACCACTGCTTATAGATGAGCTATGCCAACTTAGAATTATGAGAGACAAAGTGGATCACCCAAGAAAAGGATCTAAAGACTTGGCGGACGCAACATGTGGGGCAATATTTAATTCGATCAGCAGAACAAGGTTTGATAATAATCAAGAAATTAATATTCATACATATGAATCTATGAATTACGACAATGATTTTGGGGCCAAAGATGACCCAGACACAACATCTTATAACATGATTAGGGCACCAAGAATGCCTGAAGGTTTGAGAGAAGCAATGGACAGGATGCAAATACTATGAGTGAATATCAAGAACTAGCAAAGCAGTGCAAATGCTGCACAAAACATGTGCCTTTGCCAACCGTAATGAAGACATATAATGGGCTGATTGTATGTCCAACAACATTACAAAATATAATAGAATATCAAAGGCTATGGGATTCTTTTGGCTCAAGGCCAATGGGCAGCATAAGAAAACATTTTTCAGAGTACGTGCAGCAAATAGTAGAAAATACTATTGACAAAAAATAATACAATTAGATACAATACTAACTAAGCGGCAGTAGCTTAGTTGGTTAAAGCCCCGAACTCATAATTCGGTAATCGTAGGTTCAAGTCCTACCTGCCGCACACCTTTGTAGCTCAGCGGAAGAGCAACAGACTTCTAATCTGTAGGTCGCTGGTTCGATCCCAGCCAGGGGTACGTTCCTATAGCTCAGCTGGTAGAGCAGCAGACTTTTAATCTGCGGGTCGATGGTTCGATACCATCTGGGGACACTGTTTATAAAAATTAAAGAAAATGGTATACTGGTATTTATGAATTTTATACACGAGCATGTAGCTATTTGCGACATCAAAGACGACATTAATTTTAAAAAAGTCTTTGATTGTTTTAACAATCTTGATGAAAAGTTTTTGTCTGTAAACCACAGGACTCAACTAACAATGAAAATAGACTTCCACTCAGATGAATTAATATCCGAGGACCAGATGTATCTAAAGCAGTTGGTAAAAGATAAAGTTCACCCATTAGTATATGATTTTATGGGTAAAGTAGGTGTAGATAAAAATACATACTCCCACTTCCCAAATATTCTTGCATCAAAAATGATGCCAGGCAGTGAAATGGGATCACACTTTGACCCCGAAGATGCAGTAGTATATTTATTGTATTTAAATGAAGGGTTTGAAGGTGGAGACTTAGTGTTTGATGACTTGGACATAACCTTCAGCCCGACAGCTGGGAAGCTGTTTATATTTTACAGCAAATACAAGCATCATGTAACTATGCTTAGCGGTAAAGAAAGGTACACTCTAAGCTCAGGGTTTGCCCCAAAAGAATTTCTTGTAGACTTTAAGCCTTCAAGCTAATTAAATAACAGTATAATGGAGTATAATGAAAAATATATTAATACTAGGTGATTCTCACGCAACAAGACTAGGGTATTCTTCTAAGGCCTGGTTCTCAAGCAATGTAGAGTCGGGTACGGAAATTCATTCTAACTCACACTATGAAACCAAAGCCCCAGATGAAAATGGTTTTACTGTATTTATGAAAGATGTTTTAATAGGATATGAAGATGACACTTCAAAGATATTAATCTCTGGTCACTCTGGTAGATCCGCATATAGCTATGATTTTTTAAACTTTGCAAGCGGTACCCAAAAACCTATATTAGAAAAATGGAACGCAGAGGGTAATATTTTTATACCTTGGCTTGGATATATAGACTGCAGAAATCATCTTCCAAATAAAAAATTAAAAAATTATGTTGGAGCGAAGGAAGTTGTTTCAACGTATATAGATAATGTCATAAAACATTTTGATAAATGTACAGTTGTTTTTATGGAGCCAGTCCCCCAATTTATAACAATTGTGACAAGTAGCTGGAGGTTTCCAGAGCTGGATCCCGACTTTGAATTTGAAGAAAGGCACGAGCAGTATTTAAATTTTGTTGAAGAATTAAAAATACAGTGTGCCGAAAGAGGACTCCCAGAACCTATAAATATTAGGGAAATTCTTGGGACAGATATGATCGAGTCCTGGATGCAGCCTAAAGATAATCTTAATAACTTTTTAAATGATCATATGAGGCAAGAGCACTATGACAAGGTGCTGTCTCATGTTTACAACAGGTTTTAATTTTTTTTGGTATACTAGGATCAGTATATTTTAATACAAATAGATTAGGAGAAATAAAATGGCAGCAGAACAAGGATCAGCAGCAAGACTAGTGGAAGTAGCACTAGCAGAAGTTGGAACTATTGAAGGACCAAAAGACAATGAAACAAAGTATGGTAAGTTTGCAAAAGCAAACTTTCAACCATGGTGCGGATCATTCGTTATGTGGTGTGCAGATCAAGCAGGAGTAAAAGTTCCTAACACTGTATACACACCAGCAGGAGCGCAAGCATTCATTAAAGCAGGAGCCTGGCAGATGGCAGAAGTAGCAACACCAGAAGTTGGAGATATTGCCTATTTTGATTTCCCATCAGATGGCGTAGACAGAATTTCTCACGTAGGAATTGTTGCTGCAGTAAATGCAGACGGCACAGTAGATGTTGTAGAAGGAAATACATCTGCAGATAAGAAAGGCGATCAAAGAAATGGCGGAGAATGTTGCCTAAAGAATCGTGCTTATAAGAAGAAGAACGGATCAAAGCTTCGTAGAAGTCAGATCGTAGGAATTGTAGGATTTGGAAGACCAACATTTGGTAAGCCTGTTGCTAAGAAGGTTGCAGCGCCAGCTGCACCAGTTAAGAAGGCGGCTCCTGTAAAGAAGGCGGCAGTAAAGAAGAAGTAATGTACGAATACCATGTTAAGAAAGTAACTAACGTAGTAGACGGAGATACAATAGACGTAGAGATTGATCTAGGTTTTGACATATCGTTTAATTCAAGAGTTAGGCTGGCTGGAATTGATACTCCAGAAAGTAGAACAAGAGATAAAGCTGAAAAGGTTTTGGGGCTTGAATCTAAAGAGTATTTAAAGTCTAAGATTAAAGACGCTAAAGATGTTGTCATTAAGACAGAGAAGATGGACTCATCAGAAAAATACGGGCGCATCCTTGGATGGATATTCCTAGATGGATCTAAGGTATCAGTCAATGAACAAATGATTGCCGATGGATATGCCTGGGGATACCTAGGGGATACTAAGGTAAAGGACTTTGAAGCACTTGCTAAGGTAAGGGCTAAGAAGAAATAGACAAGATATAAATATTTTGCTATAATAATATACGGACTGCTCAATAGAGGGTCCGTATATTAATTTATTCGCTTGAAAGGGGAATAACATGGTAACACAATTCGCAATGGATTTATTTAATGATCCTTTTTTTATTGGCTTTAACAGGGACCTAGCCCGTCTAAATACTGCACACAAAATCAACTCTCAATCATATCCTCCGTATGATCTTCTTAAATTAGATGAAGACACATACAGGCTTTCGCTTGCTATTGCAGGTTTTACCAAGGAAGATATTAATGTTTCGGTAGACAATGGAACACTTATTATTAAGGGTGAAATTGTAGAAGTTACAGATGCAGAAATTGTTCACAAGGGTATTGCTGGTAGAAAGTTCGTCAGATCTTTTGCCCTAGGTGAATACATGGAAGTATCTGGTGCAGAGCTAAAAGACGGCATGCTACATATTAATGTGGATCGCATTGTTCCAGAAGAAAAAAAGCCTAAAGAAATTAAAATCAAGTAAGGTATAATAGAAATCTGCAACCCGTAACTGGGAAGTCGCAGATAGCGGGCCGTTACCCGCAGGATGGACCTGAGTATGTCCCGAAACTGCTCACTATAATTAAAGGATAGGTAATGCCAGTATACGAATACAAGTGCTCATATGATGATGCACACCCAACAATGTCAACTCATAGATCAATTATGGATGAAGACCCAGGCTATACATGTGTTGAATGTGAGTCAGAAATGACTAGACACTTTACTCCATTTGGTATACAGTTTAAAGGTAATGGTTTTTATAAAACAGATAATCCTAAATAGTTAAAGTGGTATAATTATTAAGTAAGCAAAGATATTGCATTACTTAGGAGACACCTAGTTGACTAGAAAGCTAAAGTATTTTTTAACCAGCCTTTTTATAATCGGCTGGCTTTTCCTTTTTAGTCCTAACTTTGCTAATGCTAATGAGCCTCCTGCTCCTGCAGAACAAGTTGTGGTAAGCCCTGCACAGCAGGCAGTAAACACAGCCATTGCAACCGCAACCACAGAAGTTGCACAAGCCGCAGCTGCATCTGATACAGCAACAGTGACTATAGCCACTGCGGTTGAATCAGTAACAGCGTCTAACACTGCTGTATCAGCAGCAAATACAGCGGTAGCAGCAGCGACGGCTGCGGTAGCAGAAGTATCAAATGTATCCTCAGCCGTAGAAACAGCAACAGCAGTTGTTCAAACAATTACTTCAACGGTAGCATCCGTTACAGAAGCCGTAGCAGCAATCCCAGTAAGCGCTACAACTCAAACACCAGAGGTTATAGCGGCACAAGCAGTAGTAACGCAAGCCGTTACTACCGTAGATTCTGCGGTAGCCACAGTAATATCAACAGCAACCCCATTAATGACAGAAACACCAACCACAGTTGCACAAGTAGCTACAGCAATTGCAACAGAAGTTGCCCAATCAGAGACAGCCACAGTTTTAGTTCAATCAGCACAGACAGCAGTAGATACGGCTACTACAACAGTTGCTACAGCAACTACGGCAGTGGCAGCAGTAACACCTGCACGGACAGAGGCTCAAACACAATTAACTCAAGCAAACGTAGCAATTAATAACGCTCAAGATGCAGTCAATGCTCTAGCGGCAACTATTGGCACTACCACAAATGTTTTATCTAATGTAGATGACGCTGGTGTTCGAATGAACCTTCCATTTAATTTACAAATGGGCGGAGTCACATACAATAATGTTTACGTCGGGTCCAATGCCACTATTACCTTTGGTGTAAATGAAGGTGCAAACTATTATTCTACTCCAAATGCACCTTCGATTTCTATAGCAGGGTATGACTGGACCACCTGGAGTAATGGATCTGGAATTACATATTCAACAACTACAAACACCCTTAGCGTTGCTTGGGATCTTAGAGTTTATCCCTTGCAAACAGCAGAGACACAAATGACTCAAGTTAGATTTAATGCCGATGTTAATCCAGCAGATGGGGCATGGCAAGCAGATGTAAGCGTGACTGGACCAATACCAAATGGTGCTAGGTTTAATGTAAGAGAGACTACAAATGGTCCCGTAACAAATATTAGTAATACAAGTACTACTACGGGATTTACTGGAACAATTAGTCAAGGCGCTGCATTTACTCCCACCCCTGATCCAGACAATGCAACAGTCTTGGCAGCAATCGATACAGCAAATGCACAAATTGCTACATTAAACTCAGCAGTTACTGCTATTGTTGCAACAAATACAGCAAATACAAATACAGTTATTGCACCAATTGCAACTGTTTCACAAAATACTGTAACGGCGTTATCAGCAGCAAGTACAACATTGACTGAAAAGGTGGCAGACCTTGCAATTGTTTCTACAGCCGTAGAAAAAGTAACTACCGCACCTACAATATTAGCAGTAGCACAAACAGTAATTGATGCAGTTCCTGCACCTGCACCTGAACCAGCCCCTACTCCACCTGCACCTGCACCAGCTCCTGAACCATCTCCTACTCCACCTGCACCTGAACCTGCACCAGCTCCTGAACCAGACCCTACTCCACCTGCACCAGCTCCTGAACCACCTGCAGAAGAACCACCTGCAGAAGAACCACCTGCTGAAGAACCACCTGCAGAAGAACCACCTGCTGAAGAACCACCTGCTGAAGAACCACCTGCTGAAGAACCACCTGCTGAAGAACCACCTGCAGAAGAACCACCTGCTGAAGAACCACCTGCTGAAGAACCACCTGCAGAAGAGCCACCTGCTGAAGAACCACCTGCTGAAGAACCACCTGCTGAAGAACCACCTGCAGAAGAACCACCTGCAGAAGAGCCACCTGCTGAAGAACCACCTGCAGAAGAACCACCTGCAGAAGAGCCACCTGCAGAAGAGCCACCTGCAGAAGAACCAGAGGCGGGATCAGAAGAAGCAGTAGAAGAATCTGTTGATGACGCATTGTCTGATGGCAAAATAGATGCAGAGGAAGCAGAAGACATTTTAAATGAATTAGCAAGTGATGGTGAAGTAACTGCAGAAGAAGTTCAAGGCCTTGCAGATGCTTTATCTGAAGACGGAAAATTAACTAATGCAGAAAAAGAATTGATTGCGGACGCTCTTGTAGAGTCTATTGCTCCTGGAGAATCTTTAACTAAAGAGCAGATACAAGAAGCTGGAATTGAATATAAAGATTTGCCTGCATCTACTCCAGTTGAAGTAAGACAGGATGAAAACGGAAATGAAGTTGTTATTACGGCAGAGGTAGCAGCATCTTTGGTATTGCTTGAAAATCCTGCAGAGTTATTATCAACAGCATTTTCAGACCCTGGAGCGGCTATTCAGGCACTAAGCAATATAGGCGCAGATATGTCAGATGAAGAAAGAGAAGAGGCAACAGAAATGGTTGTAGCAACAGTTGTAGCAGCAGGTGCGGCAATTAATGCAGCAGCAGTTGCCACAGGAGGAGCCACTGGAGGTGGCACAGGAGGCGGAGGAAGTTCTGGTGGAGGCTCAGGAGCTAATTCACCAGGTCAAGGAGGCAGAAGAAAATGGTAAGAATAATAAAGAATATCCTAAAAGATATGGTAGACCAAGCATGGACCCTTCTTGGTATGTTTATTGCTTGGGTAGTTCTGGACGGAAGTGCAAAGACAATTGTTGGTTATGGAATCATGGCTACAACTGCTCTTTGGATAATTACAAGTCCGATCAGAAATAGAAACGAGGAATAAAATGGCAAAAGCATATATTGAAGAGCCAACACAGGTAGGATCAGGAGCAATTGCAAGCATTAACAATATTTTTATGCGAATAATTGCAGTATTTGCAGCATCAGGATTGTCCGTAATTGGAGCTGGAGCAGTAGTTGGTATTGAAACATATAAGGCTATTATATTGGCTGGAACCCTAGGAGTTGCTACAGTAGTTGAAAAACTTGCTCGTGGATTCTTAGATGATGGTAAATTAACAGTAGCCGAAATCAATGCAGCATTTTCAGCAGTAGATAAAAAATCTGCTAAGTAATGATATAATTGTACTATGAATAAATACCGCATTAAATTAGATGTAGAGGTTGAAGTAGAAGCCTTTAATCAAGAAGATGCAAGTGAATATATTCATGATATTTTTAATATAGATGACGAAATTAAAAAAGTTAATATCGTTAAAATAATAACTAAATAGTCGTTGACAAAGCCGCTGTTTCTCGTGTATACTTACAGAGTACAACGGTTTTGTGCATGATGGTCCATAGCTCAGTTGGTAGAGCGCCAAACTGTTAATTTGGATGTCCCAGGATCGAGACCTGGTGGACCAGCACATGCCCGAATGGTGGAATCGGTATACACGACAGACTTAAAATTTGTTGCTTCATAGCATGTCGGTTCAAGTCCGACTTCGGGTACTAGAAAAGGTAAAAGTAATTTGTTACATCTAACGGAGAAAGGTGTTGAGATTTTTATTAAAAGATCTCGCACAAAGTTACAGGAATCATTTTGGAATAATTATGATCTTGTAATTTGGAAAAAAGATAGTGGCGGCTATACTGACGTAAAAGGTATGTATAGGAAAGATGCTTGGGGTAAGGCAGAAAAGATTTCTGTCAGCCGTGAAGGAATCTGGGAACTGCCAAAACGATATGTCAAATATTTTAAATAGTTTAAATGTAGATGAAGATAATTTAGATTGGTACAAACTGGCCTTGTGCCTTGGTATGGATACAAATCTATTTTTTGATAAGTATGAAGCTGATGTAAACATAGCAAAGAGCATTGACGAGGCCTGTCTCTCCTGCCCAGTTATAAAGCTATGCTATGACAGCGGTGTTGCCAATAGCGATTACGGAATTTGGGGAGGGGTTTACTTAAACTCTGGATCTCATGATAAAGTAAGAAATGCCCATAAGACAAAAGATGTGTGGAAAAGAATAAAGGAAAAGCATGTTTATTGATAAGAATAAGAACCACTTTAAGTACGGAATAAATGAATGGACTGGCGAGCCCAATAAACCAACATTCTACAACAAAGAGATGGCTCTCAAAATAAGAGAACTAAAAAAGCCAACTCCAACTCTTGAAATGGACATAGTAAAGTATCCAGAGTTTTTAGCAATCAGATTATATGAAAATAATTTTGCACAATACGACGGCTCAATGAGAGTCAGAGTTATAGAATATGTAGAAATGGTAAAAAATATCTTGGAATCATATGGAGTAAGAGTAGAGCTTGAAGGAAAGCCAGGAGGAAAAAATCATGGATAAAGTATTGTGTTATTCTTGCAATAAAAGCAAGAACGAGCTTTCAGCAAAGAAATCTGTCTTGTTGCCAATAAATTTATTATTGTGTAAATCCTGTACAGACAACAAATTAGAGCCAAGATGGATAGTTATTTTAGCAGGAAGACAGTACGGTTCTGATCATGTAAAAGAGCATATTGCAAAAAAGAAATATGTAGGTCTAGATATAACAGCCTCTGAGTTATTAATTTAACATAGATTGTACGGTATAATATTCATATAATGAATATTCCCCTAACTGAGATACTAATAACTCTCTTTGCCGCCGCTATTAGCGGTCTGCTTACAGCTCAGATTGGCGCCAGAAGGTACAAAAAAGAAAGAATAGAGCATAGGGCAGAAAAAGCACACGACCAGCTTTTGCTAGAATTAAAAGATCTTGAGATTAAATTATATAAATTAGAAAAAGATCTAAATGAATGGAAAGACAAATACTTTGAGGCCTTACAGGAATTAATTCGTGTTAAGGCAGAATTAGAGGGAACTCTGCTTAAATTAAGCCATATAGAAATGCATTCCAATGAGGACTAGCCATACAAAAATAAAAATAGTATACTAATAACATGACTTGTATTGTTGCTATTGCCCAAAATGGTGTTGTGTATATGGGCTCCGACCACGCCGCCTCAGATGATAAAACTGGGTGGATCTTGTCAAGAAAAGAACCAAAGGTTTTTAAAAACGGTCAGTATGGAATTGCGTTTACAGACTCGTTCCGCATGGGGCAAATTCTTCAATACATGTGGACCCCTCCAAAATATACACCGACTAAAACAAATTCTGGTTTAGATAAGTTTATGCGAACTAAATTTGTTGACTCCGTTAAGCAGGCATTTAAAGATCACGGATACGGAAGCGTAGGATCTGCGTCAGAAGAAGACAGTGGTGGAATATTTATTGTTGGAGTATGTGGAAGACTTTTTACTGTAGACGAAGACTTTCATGTTGGAGAAAACATAGTTAACTATATGGCGGAAGGAAGCGGCGGACAGATAGCTCTTGGAGCACTACACGCAACAAAGAAGCAAAAGAACCCTAAGCTAAGGCTTAAAGCAGCATTAGAAGCGGCAACAGAGTTCAATATGAGCGTAGCAGCCCCCTATACATACATCCAAGTTTAGTGTATAATTGAATCATGGAAACTGTTGCCTACATACTGTTAGCTTTTTTTATCATATCCTCTTTTAGATGGATCAGAAATAGGTATGCTCTTGGAATATATTATATAAACAAGTTAGAAGAAGCGGCAGAACAGTCACAAAAGAGAGAATATCCTTTAAGCATAAGTGACCTAAAGCCAGAAAATTATGATCACGCAATGGATTTAAGAGGGTCACCAACACACTTATGCCCTTGTGGATGTAACATATGGAACGTAAAAGTTATATTTGAAGAGTTTGAAATAGCCACATATTTTCTTGATATGGAATGTGCCAACTGCGGAAGTATGGCAACAGCACCAACACTACTAGATAGAGAGATACAAGAGTGAGAAAATCTGAAAGATTGAGGCAACTTGAGCTTGCCGTTGTTAGAATGGAAATGCATATGGAGCTTCTTGCTTTAAGTCTATCTAATTTATTAGACTCACAAGGCATGGACACCACCCCACCACTAGACAATGGCAAGTGGTATAAAAGACCAACAGATACCCCTTGACATCCTGCTATTATTTAGTAGACTTAGGGTATGAATAAAAAACTAATAGCAGCGTTAATCGCAATCACACTAGCAGTACCTACAACCGCTCAAGCAGCGGGACTAAAGAATCGTACAGATTCAAAGCCAGCAGTTGCCATATTGGATACAGGCATTGACACATCCTTACCAGCATTTCAAGGAAAAATTATTCAAGAGGTTTGTATTCTAGAATGGACAACATGTCCTAATGGTAAGTCTTTTATGGAAGGCGCTGGAGCAGCATCTATGCCAGCAAACCTTATCGCATCAAATGGATTTGATCACGGAACACTAATGACATCCGTTTTTGTAAGAACGAACCCAGAAGTAAATATTGTTTTCATTAAAATTATTGGAAACACTTCAACTGGCATGAGACAAAATGCAGGAGAGGCTGCAGTTTATAATGCTCTTAATTGGGTCAAATCTAATGCATCTAAGTATAATATTCAAGCAGTAACAATGTCTCAAGGAATGCACAACCTTGGTCCAGCAGGAACAGACTACTGTCCTAAAACTCCAGTGACACAGCAATCCGTTAAGGACCTAATTGCTATTGGTATCCCAACCTTTTTCCCTTCAGGAAATGGTCGTGACTACAAGCGTATTGATTGGCCAGCCTGTATAGATGAGTCTATTTCAGTTGGCTATGTGGATCAGCAAAATGAAATTTCATCTAATAGCAATAACGATGAAGTTAAACTTGATTTCTTTGCACCAGGATTTTTCTCAGTCGCTGGTCCAGGAAATATTGTAAAGAACATTGCTGGATCTTCATCTGCAATTCAAGTTGCAGGCGCACAATGGCTTAAGCTTAAGGCAGCAAAGCCTACATATACATACGATCAATTGCTTACTGCTCTTCGTTCTACGACTTCTTCTACAGTCGGAAGACAAGGAACATTTAAGAAGTTGATAGACATAAATGCAGCACTTCGTCACACCTTAGTCGCATCAACGCCAGCAGCACCAACAGGACCAACCCCTGAACAGTTGGCTGCAGCAAAGTTAGCATTGCAGGCAGATGTTAATGTACAAATTGCAAAGGCACAGGCAGAATATGATGCAGCAGTAAAAGCAGCAGCAGATAAACTTGCTGCACTAAAGGCAGCCCAGTTGGCAAGATTAAATGGATAATAAGTTAACTGTACTTGAAGAAATTATTAAAGAGATTGGTGAGGAGTTGTACCAGAAATGGTACAACGCCCTTGCTATCGAAGACAGGACTGAAGAGGCTTCAAAAGCAATGTCAGCCAATGCAGGAGAAACCGCAGTTTGGGTAATCCAAACATTTATGAATAAATTTAATAAAGCAGCGGATGAACTAAAGGGAGAGTAAGTTGATAGTCACAGACGAATCTTTTGATTCTGTATTGCAGAATCACAAGTTGGTGCTTATAGATTTTTGGGCACCATGGTGTGGACCATGCAAAAGAATATCTCCAATACTAGACGAGATATCAAATGAGCGTGGTTTATGGGTCGGAAAGTTAAATGTTGATGAAAATCCTGTCAAATCAGCAGAATACTCTGTAACCTCCATACCTTATATGGTACTATTTAAGTCAGGGGTCCCAGTTAAAACTATTTCTGGCGCAAAGCCCAAGCACGTAATGCTTGAGGAGCTTTCAGAATGGATCTAGAAGATAAAGAAGGATACATTAATCATGTAGAGTTTGAAATATGGCTCAAGAATGGTTATGACAGAGGATGGATTTCTGATGTATTTTGTAATACACACGATGGTCCACCAATGACAGAAGAAGAAATGCAAGAATGGGATGAAGGCGGAGATCCGTGCTCTTTCCAAGTAAAAGTAATAGAACTAAACTAAATTTCTGTTCTCATCAAGAGGCAGAGGAAATAAGGAGAATAAATTAAATGAACTCATTTAAGAAAGTAACGCTAATCATCGCTGCAGCCCTGACTAGCACAATGCTTGTATCGCCAGCAGCTATCGCTAACGCTGGAACTGTAACCCTAACGGTTGCGGGATCTGCAGCAACAGGTGGAACAGTAGTAACAACACCTGTAGCACTACCAGTACCAGCAGATAACAGCATCGATGCAGCAGATGCATTGAAGATTGCCGTAACAGCAGTAGACACTGGAACAGTAGTAACAGCAGTTGCAGTAAATGCAACACTTGTTCCTGCGCTTGCAGCATCTGGTGCAGCAGTAACAGCATCATCTGGAACCTCAACGCTATCAATTGCAACAGGAACTGGAACATCAGCAGACTTTTATGTATATACTAAAAGTACAGCAGTAGGATCAGTATCGATTACTCGTGCTGGAACTACAACAGTTTATTACGTACAAGGTACCGCAGGTGCTTTGAACTCAATTACACTAACCGCTCCTGCATCAGCAGCAGCAGGTACATCACAGGTACTCAAGGTATCAGGATACGACGTGTTTGGTAATCTAAAGGGTGGGGCCACAATTAATACTTTGGTTTCAAGCTCTGGAGCAGCACTGGCAACAGCGCTAACTACTGACACAGCAACAGCAACACTTGGAACAAAAGAGCAGACTGTAACAGTACCTGCAACTGGTTCAATTACAGTAGTTGCATATGCAACAGTAGCAACAGCCGTAACAGGCTTAGCAGCACCAGTCGGTTCTGTAAGCGCTACAATTGTAGTTCGTGATATTGCAGCAGAACTTGCAGCAAAGAATGCAGAACTTGCAGCAGCAAACCAAGCACTTGCAACATCTAATGCTGCACTAGCAGCAGAACGTGCTGGACGTGCAGCAGATAAGGTTGCAGCAGATAAGGCACTTGCAGACGCAAAGGCAGCATCAGATTCAGCAACAGTTACCGCTAAGGTAGCGTCTGATCTAGCAGCAGCAACAGCAGCAGCAAAATACAAGGCGGAATACAATGCGCTTGCAACTAAGTGGAACAAGAAGTTCCCTAAGCTAAAGGTCGCACTAAAGAAGTAAATAACTTAAATTAAAGGGGCGGGACTTAGGTCTTGCCCCTTTAATGTTTAAATGATAGACTTGTTATTGAACAAAGGATAATAGTGAAATTTCATTGTATGACAAGAGGCAACGAGCAGTCGATTGAATATTTGTCAGAACTTTCGGCAAGGCTAGAAAAAGCTGGCTACGAGTCAGTACTACTTGTGTATCATTCGAAAGTACCAGATTTTTTGACAAAGGCAGTAAGAGTTATGTCTTCAAAGCAAAAATTAAAATATATGATTGCAATTAGAACTTATGCAATAAGCCCCGAGTATATGGCAATGATATGCCAATCAATAAATGAGATGGCGCCCAATAAAATAATTTTGAATGTAGTCTCTGGTGATATTCATGCGGGGGAAACAAGCGTAGAAGATCTAGTATTAGTAAGCCAGTTCCTTCAAACAACTGAATCTAGGATTAATTACACAGACATATGGCTTGATAAGTTTTTAAATATGGATATATTAAGGTCTAAACCACCAATAGTTATGGGAGGGCACTCAGACGAAACAAGAAAACTAGCAATAAAGCATAATGCTACTCATCTTTCTATGATAAATAGGCACGAAGATCATTTAAAAAGCAGGAATCCAGTTCATAATAAAAATCAAATGATTTGTTTTGGACTAGTCATAAGAGATACACAAGAAGAAGCTGACCGTTTTGGAGAAGAGTTCTTCAGCGAATCAGAAAAGCTTTTATTCATTTGTGGCACAAAAGAACATCTAATAAATAAAATTAATTACTTAAAATCAATAGGCATTAGCGACCTGCTAGTGCATGATCATATGGACGATCCACAGTCAGGTCGTGTACATGATATAATTGAAGAGCTTATAAAGGAGCAAAATGGAATCGAATAAAAGAAGTTTGTACAAATCAATAACCTGGCCAGCAGTTCATATTGGGTTTGTTGGAACAATGGTTTATTTTTTTGAAAAAGCTATTACTGGAGAAGCACATTGGGAATATTCTGGAGCATTTGCAATCATATACACGGCATGCGAAATGATTGGATACTTTTTACACGAAAGAGTATGGTCAAAGTTTGGAGATAAGGTAAAATAATGGGAAAGCACCACGATAAAATTAAAAAAGCTTTAGAGCAAAGAATTGCAGCAACTCCAAATGGCGCTGGTTACAAGAAGCCAGGATCAATGAATAAGAAGAAGACAGGGTACCGTGGCCAAACAGCCAAAGGATCTAAATAGTGTTCGGTGAATTCTGTGAAATAGCAGGATGTAGTAATAAATCTAGTAGATTAGCTGCTAAACCAGAGGGTGGAATCATAGATATCTGTGATTCCTGCTGGCATAAAAAATACAGATCCTAATCAACTAAATGCTATAATAGAGGGATAAGTGGAATACTAGTCCCACTTAAATAAATAACCTATAGGAGTAAGAAAATGACAGACGGATTGAATTTAACAGGATTTAACGAAGTTAAGGCTGGAAACACAAACAACCTTGATCTAAACCCAACAGGACAGGCACCAGCAGCAGCTTTTGCAGCAACAGATAAGTCAACACAAGATGGCGCAGGCCTCGGACAGAACGGTAAGTAATAATGTCAGATAACACAAAAGATATTGATACAACACCAGTTGTTGAAGTTAAAGAAGAAGTAAAAGCAGAGCCAAAAGCAGAAGCAAAGTCAGCACCAGTTGCAGACGCAACAGATTACTGGGCTAACGCCTGGGCAAATCGAGGCGTATAATGTGTATTGAATGTGGATGCGAATCATTGGGTAGCACCCAAGGCGCCACCCCAGTCACAATTACAGATGTATCTAGAGATGGTGAGTCAGGCTTAACCAATGACTAATAGTTTTAAAAAAGAAGACGGCACGAGTACGACACCAGCACCAAATGCAGGAGCTTCAGCAGGAGCCGTTACAAGTAGAGAAACACCTAAAAGGTATCCAAGACAAGGTGTAAAAATTGATACCAATAAGCACGGAATAAGAAGAGAAACAAGTTTAATTCCAAAGCCGCCTAAAAAATCAGGCAGAAAAAAAGTATAGCAAGTCATTGCTAGCATGCCCTACATATAGTATAATACTTATGTAGGGTGTGTTATTTATAAACAGAGAGAAGTAAAATGATTATTCAAGTAATTGGTCTGCCAGGATCTGGTAAGTCAACATTTGCAAAAGAGTTAGCGGACAGAATTAATGGAATACATTTAAATGCCGATGAAGTAAGAGCAGAGCTAAACAAGGATCTTGGATTCACTGCAGAAGACAGAATTGAGCAGGCTCGTAGAATGGGCGCATTGTCAAGATTATTGGCAAAACAAGGGCATAATGTAGTTGTTGATTTCATTAATCCAACAGCAGAGACAAGAGCATCATTTGGAAACCCAGACAAAGTGGTTTGGATGAACAGAAATCCAGTTAGAGATTTCCCAGACACAACTGCTATGTGGGAAACACCAGCAAACCCAGACTTAACCTTTGACGACATGACAGAATATGATGTTGCAGCTAGAATAGCCTGCGTTGATTTTCAATTACACGACTGGAGACAACCAACAACACTAATGCTAGGGAGATATCAACCTTGGCATGAAGGGCACCATGCTTTGTATGAAGAAGCGGTAAATAGAACAGAGCAAGTAATGCTTGGGGTAAGGAATACATATAATACTAGCGCAAAAGACCCTTTGGATTTTGATCAGGTAAAGGGATATATTGCACAGGATCCAGTAATGGATAAAGCAATGGTAATTAAGATGCCAAACATTACTAACATTGTATATGGAAGAGATGTTGGATATAAGATTGAGCAAGTCTCGTTAGGAGCAGAAATTGAAGCGATCAGTGCTACGCAAAAGCGTAAAGAAATGGGCATCTAAAATTTGGAATCTTGTAACAAAAGACAATAATATTGAGTGGCCATCATGAAGGTGACCAAACAAAGGTCTGCATTAAAAGCAATTACTTGGCGAATTATTGGAACAGCAGACACATTTGTAATATCTTGGGCAATAACTAAAGAGCCAGTAACAGCAGGCGCAATAGCCAGCTTTGAAGTATTTACAAAAACAATACTTTATTATTTCCATGAACGTGGTTGGAATAAGGTTAAATGGGGAAGAAATGTGTAGAGAGTGCGGCAGTTGCACAAAAGAACACTCACCAACAATTGATGATGCAGTGGATAGAATAGAAGAAAGCTCTATAGTATAATAGTATAATGAGAAGACTTTTAAATAACGCATATAGTTTTCTGCCTAAAATGTATCAAGGGGCGGAAGTAGAAGAGTTTCCAAAAGCTGTAGACCTAACAATACATACAAAAGCACCAGGAAAATGGTTGCTGATAGACTTAGAGACTGGCCAAGAGTACATTGGGGCAGATGTTCCAAACAAGTATGGAAGATGGCTTAGACTAAAGGACAGAACTATATGATAAAGAAATTGCTATGCAAGATGTTTGGACATAAGATTCAGCATGCTGGGTTTTGTCCATTTACAAGAATAGACTACGATGTCTGCACTAAATGCGAGACAATGTTTGCAGTGAAGGGTCAAGATGATTAATTTAATTAAAAGAGATAATTTAATTTGGGAATGGCAGGGTGTTGTAGAAGATCCAGCAAAAATTCTTGAAGAGGTTTTGTTAAAAGATAACTGGGTTGAGTACACCAATAAAGGTGGGTCAGGACCAGGTATTGAAGATTACACAATTAAAGGTAGATCTACTAGCGTATGGCCAGAAGAAAGATTGTACCCAGTAATTCTTGATTTATATCAAAAGTGTCTGATCGAGTACTCTAACAGCCTACCAATAGAAAACATAGACAGCGGCAAGTGGTTATTTAGAGAGTATAACCCTGGAACTAAGTTAGCACCACACAACGACGCATATAGCTACGTGCAGGACAACGGCAATCCCGTCCGACCAACTCTAACCATTTTATTCTATTTAAATGACGACTATATCGGCGGGGAGATAGATTTCCCAAACGATGGTATATGCATTAAGCCAAAGGCTGGGTCTATTATAATATTCCCAAGCGAAAAGATACATTCAGTTCTTGAAATGAGTTCTGGAAAAAGATATATGACCCAAACATATGTTTATGAAAGAGCATACGATTCATACGATAAACTGTGGATGTAGTATAATAGATTAGATAGCAGGGGGTAGATATGAGTTCAGATAATGATAAGTGCTACTACTGTGATAAGCCAAGTTTATATTGGGATCAGGTAGGGGCTACAATAATAAGTGTTTGTAAAAAACACGCAACAAATTACTACTCAAGCTAGTATTGACTGGCCTGAATTAATATAGTATACTAGCTATATGAAAAAAAATAATGTAGCAAAGTCCCAGGCTGGAATAAAGCGCCAAAAGAAAAATTTAAAAAGGCTGGCCTCCAAGCCTCAATCTAGTGCATTTGAAAGAAAGCAAGCATTAATTATGGAGCAGATGAGAATTATCTCTAATGAAAGAGCCTAAAATAATGAAGATGGACTGGCGTTCGTTAGGGTATTGGCCAGTTTACAAAGATGGAAAACTTACATGGGAAAAGGATCCAGATGTCCAAGATGAATGATGGTTTAGATAGGTCTATGCGTCTTAAACTGGTCATAGAAGATATGTTAAAAGATATTGACATGAGCGGGGAAGAATGGAATGACCGTGATAAAGACGGAGTTGCGTATTGGGAGAAATGGAATAAGAATGATTGATTGGTTAGTTAATAGAATATTTAGGTGGGATCCACTTCGCAAAGCAGTGTTTGATGAAGTAAGATTATATCAATCTGTAGATAGATCTTTGTGGGAATACGAAAAAGAAGGTCCAACTAATCTAACATGGTCTGAAGGCGATATGTGGTATGGTTGGACATATAATAGTAACGCCAAGCGTTATTACTTTGATGATATTGGAAACAAATCTTTGATCGGATTATGGGAAGATCAATGGCTTCGTGAAGCGGATGCTCATTGACAGTAAGGCTGAGTGCTTTCTGCGTTATTTGTAATAAAAACGTAGACGGAAGGCTAACCGAGATGGTTGTCTTAGATTCAGGTAAATGGTTGTACAAGGGCGAATGCCCAGACTGTTTATATGAAATTAAGCGAATTGTCCCCAAAGACAGTTCAGGTTCCTATAATGGTCGTAGAGTGGTTTCCGAAACCAACAATGAAGGTCCGATTCCTTCACCTGAAGCTAATGACTAAAGGCTGGTCAGACAAATCGGAATGGATAACAAATTGCCCAATTTGTTATTGTGCAGTCTCTTACCAACTAAGAGATTACCATATACAGTACCACGAGATAAAGGATAAAAAAATGTCATTGTATGATCTTAGTTTTACAGATATAGATAACAATATCGTAAAAATGGAAAGCTTTAAGGGTAAGGTGCTACTTATAGTTAACACTGCAAGTAAGTGTGGCTTTACAAAACAATACGAAGACCTGCAGAGGCTACATGAAAAGTACAAGGATGAAGGATTGGTTATCATCGGTTTCCCGTGTAATCAATTTAATAGCCAAGAGCCAGGAACTAACGAAGAGATTAAAGATTTTTGTACTACAAACTACAATGTAACCTTTTTAATGTCAGAGAAAGTGGATGTTAGAGGAGAAAATGCTCATCCAATCTATAAGCTTTTGACAGAAGCAGCTGATAGAGAGGTCCCGTGGAACTTTGATAAATTTGTAGTTGGCAGGCTTGGAAGGATAACGGGCTTATCACCAGATGAAACATCTGATACTTTTGAGCCATTTATTAAGTCTTTGCTTGGTGTTGCCGTCTAATGTCACAGCCTAATGTTTTAGAAAACTTTATTTCGCCTCAAACAGCTAAGTATTTAAACGCATACTTAAAGTCTAGATCAGAGATGAATCCAAGAGGACTATTAAACGTTTACCTAAAGCCAATAAGGCTTAACGAAGAGGGCACCGAAGAAAGCTATGTCGTTCAAGATCTAATTAATAGAATAGAAAATTCTATATCAAATCAATTTGGATTTAAAAACAATCAAATAGAGTTAGATAGAATGAACTATCAGATCCTTCAAAAGGGAGAAAGTCTTGGTTGGCATACTGACGCATATGGCGGAGTTGAAGGATACACCAACACCTACTACTCAGCTTTGCTTTACCTGACAGATGATTATGAAGGCGGTGAAATAGTATTTTATAACGATAACTCTGGCTCCAAAAAGGACAGTGTTTCTTATAAACCGACAGCAGGAACATTAATCTATTTTAAAGGTGACGAAAACCACCCACACTCAGTAAATGAAGTCCTTGATGGTGAAAGAAGCAACATAATCCTATTCTATAATCACATTGATGAGGCGCAATAATGAAGTTTGATCCTATTGAAACTTTAGGCACACAAGGAATTCTTATTAGAAACTGTTTAGATGACGTTGAGCCATTCTTATTGTCAACTCAAAGTATGGAGTGGGATGAAGATTTTCGTGCAAATGGAGAAAAGCTTGGTTACGGGGTTAGCATCTTTGAAGAGGACTATGGGTACGATATTATTAATTCGGCAATGCTTAAAGCAGTAGATATATTTTTAGAAAAAACTAACAGATTGACAGATGATTACAAAAGAATATATAATCATTATAGAATTTTTAAATGGGAGACCCCAATGGGGCCAATGGGTCCACACACTGACGGCTGGGAAGTAAATGGCGAAAAAATAACCCCAGACATTTCTCTTGTCATGTATCTTACTGGTGATTTTGAGGGTGGCAATTTAACTTTTGTAGATTTAAATAAAAAGATTAAACCAGAAGCAGGTGACATAGTAGTATTTGATTCTAATACATTACATGCAGTAGAATCAGTATTAAGTGGTAGAAGAATAACTACACAATTATTCTTACGTCATAAGTAATATAGGTCCCAATTAGTGAAATCGGCGGCGGTAGAGACTTTTTAGTCAACTACGTTGACGCATTCTATGATATAATAAGAGTATGGATAACATTGAATTGAATGACGAAGAAATCTCAAAGGGCTATGAATCAGACAACCCAGATGAAGACAAATGGGACAATATGGAAAAAGCTTGTTGGAGCGGCTACAAGCAGGTAGGAATGAAGGATAAGAACGGCAAGAGAGTTCCTAACTGCGTACCTATTAAGAAGTCCCTATTTGGCACAGAAGGCCCACAAACACTAATACCAAGAAATAAGTAATATGGGTATCCTAGATAACCTAGAAGCATATCTCGAATTAGGAGATATCAAAGACTTAGATCTAGCTGAGGACATAGACAAGGAAGAGCTGTAATGTGGTCCTATGTACTAGCAGCTATTGGCGTAACAGGAATATACTTTGTAGGGCGTAAGTCCATATGGGCCTGGTTCCTATTATTATTTAATGAGTGTCTATGGATCATTTATGCTATAACAACTAAGCAATACGGATTCATATTTGCAGCGGTGGCATACGGAATAGTCTATATTAGATCATACATACACTGGTCTAAAGAGCCTGTAAACAAACTACACATCTAATGGCATACTCTAGATTCTTCGACTCAGACATATACATATATGCTCACGTTGAAGGATATATAGAGTGTTGTGCCTGTTGGCTAAATGAAAACTTAGATGAATATTCATTATTTGGATTATCTGAGAAAATAACTAACGATGATCAGCTAATCGAACATATCAGACAACATAGACAATTAGGATATAATATACCAGAAGGTTTAGAAGAAGAGATATTGTCAGACCCAGAGAGATATGATACACTAAATGAATGAGTGATCCTATGGGGCTTGATGAAAATTTGTAGTTCATGCAAGGTTGCTGAATCAATAAATGGTAGCTATTGCAAGCCATGTAGGTCTATTTATAATGCTGCCTACCATAGAGCAAATCCAGAAAAAAGTAGACAAACCAGCAAAAAATATGATAAAGAAAATAGAGATAAAAAAAGAGTTCATGAGCAAAAATATAAAAAATCCAACCCAGATAAAGTAAATGAATGGGGAAGAAAGAAAAATAGAAAGCGTGAAGCTTTAAAAAGAAACAATGCACATGCACCTTACTCTGAGAAGCAGGTTCTAGATAAGTATGGGAATTTATGCCATATCTGCCAAACCCCAATAGATTTATCTGCCCCAAGAAAGTGTGGTAATCCTGGATGGGATAATGGCTTGCATATAGATCACCTATACCCTTTATCAAAAGGTGGCCCAGATAACTTAGATAATGTTAGACCAGCACACGGAAGATGTAATGTAATTAAAAGTGCAAAGGTGTTATAATCTAGTTGACTAAGATTATTTAGCGGTGGTATAATAGATGTATGATAACAATACTAGCCATAGCCATTACATGGTATCTAACTAAACTATATTACACAAGATCATTTACCTTTGATATAGAGCAATCTAATCTAATTAAGGCTACATGTGCTAAATGTGCTCGATCTGGATACACTGCTCCAGAAAACCTTCGTGCTCCATATTACTGCGTCAGCTGTAAATAGAGCAAAATAGGAGCTAACTCCTATATCCCCCTCCCATTTCTCCAGTCTCCTATAGCCCTTCTAAGGCTTATATAGTGGAGTAAAGTGGAGCATAGTGGAGAATTTATACTATAGATAGCATATCATATACTATAGTTATATATAGTTAAACATACATATGTAATTGAGCATCCCATATACTTAACGTAATGTCAATAGGACAATTCGGACATATATACCAGCATATTGATCCATATTTGTCAAGAGATTTCTTGAGGAATTTTGATCTATTTTGCCATATTCTCTACACATTTGTCGACATTCTATATGTATAATTAATCATATAGACATATTGTGTAGCAAATTTCAGGGATTTTGTCAAGGCCTTCGTAAATAGAAAAATTTGCCCACAAGCTATAAACTTTCAGGGGTTTGGATCATGTATCGTAAATAGAAAATTTGGCCCACATGCCCACACATACAAAAAATCCACAGGATGTGGATAACCCTGTGGATAATTTGGCCTACATATGTTTATCTATATAGACAGGCATTCATCTATTCATTGTATATGCCTTATGGTTGACTGAATGGATCTTTCTCTTCCCGCCATCCAAATTGATATGTTCTTTCTGCTGGTTCCTCCCGTTTTACTTTGTAAGAACGGGACGGCAACTTAAGATTAACTAAGTTGTTATCTTGCTGGTATGCTTTGATACATTCATTTAGTTCATTGGCTAACATCAGACCTTCTGTATGTGTACCTTGATTTGAATATACATCATACATCTTGGCTTGCTCAGAAATTATCGAAGCAACCATTTCCATAATTCGGTCAATTGTATAGATTGGCTGTTCCGCCAGATATCGACCAAAGATAGTTGGATTAAACCAATGGTCATCCATTAGATTAACTAATGATTCTGCTACTTTGATTTCTTGTGTTTTACTCATTCGTCCGCCTTCCGCCTAACTGTCAATTGTACCAAAAATAAGAGAGGAGGTCAAGGACCAACGAAGCCCCGACCTCCACCCTGGATTACTTAGCCTTCTTGGCTGGAGTCTCTGCAGTAAATGTAACGCCCTTGGCTACAGCTTCCGCTAGAGCTACCTTGGCTGCTCCTGAGAAGCGCCCACGGACACCTACTGTGATGCCTTGCTGCTTTAGATATTCACGCTTTGTTGTCATTTGAATCCCCTTTCAAGAGATGTTTTGTTTAGTATATCAGTTTTCAGGGGTATTGTAAATACCCCTCGTAAGACAAAATTTTTGCCCTTACGAAAGATTTACTTGCTCAATACGATCTTTAATTAATTTAGCAATGATGTTATGGGCCTCAATATTTTCTGTTTCGGATCCACCCCACAAAAGCTTTTGTGCTGTATTTAATTGATCATTGATGTACTGATCAGTCATCCTCATCTTCGTCCTCTTCCTCTTCCTCAAACATTGTGTCTACAATGTACTCACGGTTCATCATCCATTCAAGGACATCATCATTGTGCTGTTCCGCCCCGTATTCCAGGGAGAAGCCCATACCCGCCTCCACGGCCTCACAGAGGTGGTCCCACATCTCGTCTATGGTGCAGTTCTGCTTGTAGGTCTCATCTTCAAAGATGTTGTTAATGGTGGACCAAGTCCACAACCAAACCAGGGATAACCCAAGGTCGGTGGAATCAAGAATCTTTAAACATTCGTTGAGTTTATCTTTATCGGCTGGCTTCATATGCTAACTCCCTTTCATTCCATTCCGCTAATGTCTTGACAGTAAAGTCTTTCCCTAAATTATAACAGTAGAGCACAGCATCCGTCAAAGATTCAGTCTCATATATTGGTACAGATAAAGGTATATCAGATTTATCATAGACCTCAAATGTATCTACTCCTCCAGGTGAGCAAGAGTATTCCATTTCCAGGATTTCCAAGCTTGGCTCATAATGAGTCATTTTTGCCCCTGCTTTTCTCCTATAGCAAATGATAGTTGGTATGTTAGATTATATAGTTCTACTAGGGTATCTAGGCGCCCTTCACATTCTGTTCGGACCATAGAATCCATTGCCTCTTCAGATAATGTTTCTTGTTCTAATGCGTCTGCCAAGTCTTGCTCAGCAATGAGCATTAGATTCTTTAGTTCTCCGTGCATAATGTCAAGGCCCGATACTCCAGCATTTACCATTCTTTGTAAATGTGGTGGTAGACCAATGTCTTCTTGATTCATTAGATTACCTCATAATTCACTAGTGTTGATTCATCTAAGTAGTCTGCCCAATCAGGCTTTCCGTCTACCCAGTTATATTCGATATCGATGTCTCCTCCGCCTTCGGCAGGAGCACCGACTGTGATTACCAATTCTGTCCCGTCCTCAAAAAATATTTGTTCAACGGCGGAACGATAAGTAACTTCTCTAGATGTTATATCCATTATTCATACCTTTCGTTAGAGTTATTCATTATATCAGTTGCCACTGACAATAAATGCTCGGTTGCCATAATTTGTCCCTGGATATTAATCTTAGATTGAACATTGTAATCACCCTCTAAGTCCTGGTTAAGACTAATTAGATGTAACTTCATATACTCCAAGAAGTATGATGACTTAGTCGGTGTGGTCAAAATAACCCTCCGCCCATAGACCTTGCAAGAAACTAACAGCGTCTTCCAAGTCTTTCCTCAACGGCTCCTTGTCCATTAAATCGGACGGGGTCCTAAGATAAAAAAGCTTTGAATCGTGTATAGCATTAATCATTCTATTTAGATCGGATTCAGTATAACCTAGCATTACTGTTCCTCCAATTCCCAAGATGTCTCAGGCCAACCTAAGTCATACTTAATAATACTTTCTACTTGACCAAGGTCATCAAGATGTCCATTGATTTTCTCAATTGCTTCTTCTTCGCTATTAGCA